ACAATTTATACTTTTTTAGGTTTTCGTAAGCAACAAGAGCCACATCTCTTTCTACGCACATGTCTTGACATGCTTTCTTCAAATCTTCCACCATCTGCAAGCGAGATATTATTTCATCTCCGGCTTGTATGTAACTTGTGTCACTATGAACAATGTCCAGTAATTGATTAATGCTTAGATTTTTCATTTTAACAACCTTATCCCGTATTTAATTATTTTAGTTTGTAATTCTTTTCTAGCCGCCATATAAGCCGCCGCATCAGCCGCCGCACCAGCCGCATAAGCCGCCGCATCAGCCGCATCAGCCGCATAAACCGCCGCATCAGCCGCCGCATAAGCCGCATAAGCCGCATCAGCCGCCGCATAAGCCGCCTTTTTATTTGCAGCAGTTTTGTGTTTCAGAAATTTCTTTACGGCGTTGATTGCATTGCGTGGCCGGTTATCATCAGGATATTTATGAAAAGAAATATCAATGACCTTTTCAGCGGCATAGATGGCATATTTACTCTTTTGGTCGTGTGTCATTAACCGGACAATAAGCCAGTTTACCCAGATAAATTTATCATCGGCCATCAATGCTTTAAGCGTTGCAATGGCATCTTTGGGCTTGTCTTTGTTAACCCACCATTGGAATCCTTCTTCGCATGGATTTAAACTTTTCAGAAACTTTTCACTTAGATTTTTCATGGCTCTCCTTCTAATTTCTTAACTTCCTTTTTTATTGACTCGTAAATTTCTGTTTTGGTCATAAATTCAACACCCTCGTCAAACAAACATGAACAGGACTCAAAAAATAATTTATATTTCTCCCCACGCTTGAGGCGGGAGAGAAGTTCTCCCATTAATTCGCAACACTTATCATGGTATGAATTATCGAAAGAAGATAAAATACTCGTATTCAAAAATGTTCCAATAAGTTCAACTTTGCTCATTTTCATACTTCGCACTCCCGACATTTGTATTTTTTAGCATGGCACTTCCGACAGGGTGATTTCTTCCAATCGTCATATTCATCTGCTGACATTTCCGCTAATATATCCTGTGCCTCCATTTCAGCGTTGTGCCGTGATTCCTGCAACCACTCCCATTCTGATAGTTTATTTTTCATGGCTCTCCTTTAGGTGGGCGTGGCAGGATTTGATACCTGCATGATTTCTTACCTTTCGGCTCGGTTTCAGATTGTGTCCCTTTTTAAATGACAGACTCGAACTGTCTCCAACTTGTTATGCGTTTTTGTAAAGTGATTCGCCTCTTTACCTACCTGCCATTTCCTGCGAGGTCGTTGGTATAATCTGATAATCTCGTTCCGACTACTAGCGTCTATACTCTTCCGCCACACGCCTCGTTATTTAATCTTACTTATTCTTATTTTTCCTCTATCAACTCGTATAACAGGAGAACATTTATAAACATAAGTTCTCAATCCGTACTCTTCTGTAACTTTTTTTGCTTCTTCAACTGCTTTGTCAAGAGTATCAAAAGTTGTTGGAGATTCATCATCAAGGTCAACTGTTTTGTCGAGATTTCCTATCGAGGTAATAAGGTAAATATCCGTGTTTTGTTTATGCTTCATTTCCTTTCACCCCTTTCGGTCTTTTGCGGTAAGTCCGTCTGACTGCCAGTTGTCGCAGTAACGATCGTTTGGTTTAACCTTTTTAAAATTATAACTACATGACAATCCATAATCGTTATCGTATCTTGATAAACCGCAATTCCCACAGCAACGGAGGGATTCGTTTTCCTTCTCCAGTTGATTAATATAAATTGTTTTTTGTTTTCCTGTTTCAAGTTGATTTATAAGTGCATTATTGAGGTCTGTTATTCTATCTTCATATTCTCGTTCTCGTTTATGAAACATATCGCAAACTGAATCATATTGAATACGAACAGACTTAACTGCTTCGTCTTTATCTTTTCGTTCAATTTCCACTTTCTTTTCCAGCTCCCGAAACCGTGAGAGAAGGGCGAACCTTGTTCTATCCCTTCTTTCTGCATAATAATTAGATTGACTTCCATGTTGGTGATAAATAGCGTTGAGCTGGTCTAATAATAAAACATCAATCATTTCATTAATAGTTACTTCTTCTTGAAGTTCCTCAATCTCTTTCATGGCTTCTCCTTTGCCGCCGGGAATTGCCTTCTTCTTGTTTGTTTTTTCTTGCATTTTCTACATTTTTTGCACGTCTTCTTATCGTCGTCGTCTAACGGAGAAGAGCAGCCCGTACAACGTCTTTCGGAGATATATCTTTTTTTGATTTCAGAGACCCTTTTAAGGCATAACTCGCGGTTCTTTTCCCTGAACCTTCGCTGGCGCTCTCTATTCCCCTCTCGTGTTTTCTCGTCCATGGTTACTCCTTTATGATTTTTTCAAGCTCTAATTTCCTCTCTAAGAGAAATTCTGACCTAGACATCTTGTGCTCAAGTAACCATTGTTTTGAATTACAGCTTCGTTCTGTTAAATATTTTGTGTATCCCCTTCTTTCCAAAAATTCACCAATCCTTCTTTTCCCCTCTGGCGTTTCAGCAAACTTGTGGCATGACATTTTCATGTCTTCATTTAATTGGTGAACCCATTTGCAAAGTGGAATCCCGTTCCTGAAGTCATGTTTTAATAAAAGCATATTACGCTTAGTTAGATGATGTACTTCTATATCAACCACTCTGGAGTCTGCTCCGCAGAAAAAACACTTATGGTCGAAGATTTTTAAGCAAGCTTTTCTCCAAAGTTTTTGCAGCCACCTATCATCAAGACCGTTCATTTTTATACCTCGTAAATTCGCACCATTTCGCGTAAGGGCAATATCCGAATTCCGGATTGCATTTCGTGTCTTCCCCGGGTCTTTCCTCGATAAGAAACTCACTCCCGAGATTGTTGTCCTTGATGTAGTTTTCGGCTGACACCCTATCGCCAAGGACTCTCTTGGCTGTTTTAAGACCGTTCTTCTTTACAGCGTATGTCGTCGGTTTGCTCCATCTCTCTTCCGGGGTGCATGGAGTTACGGGATTTCGAAAAGCTTCGAGTCTCGAGTGAATGTATTTTTCTGTTTCCTCTAAAGACCAGAGCTTTACATCCACGGATATAAGAGGTTTCTGAGGGTAGTCAGATTCAGCCGCCGCCTTGCGCGGCATCCAATCCCTGAGAATAGCGATTATTTTTATGCTATCGATTTCTGTCCCCTCCAGGTGAAGCAGGTACCGATAGACATTAAGTTGCCTTTCCCATTCCGGTTTGTCCCCAAGGATAAATGCGTAAGTGGACACGACCTTATAATCGTATATGGTCTTGTTTTCGGTTACGTCGAGGATTCCGACGATAGTGAACTCGTCTATCTTGGCAACAATCTTTTTTTCGGAAATAGACAAGTCTGGAGAATTTTTTTCCAACAAAGAGTGTATACCCCTTCCCAGGATAAGCCAGGTCATATCCTCAACGTCTGTTTCTATCTCGTTTTCGTGCAGCATTTTAAGATAGTGGACGTATGGTGAGGAGATTAGGTCTGTGACTCCTATTCTCTTAGGGTCTACAAACTTTCTCTCAAACGAAACAGCATTAACCAGCGCTTGAGGAAGGTTCCTCGGATTCAATACTTTCATTTGTCACCTCCTGTGATATAGACGATACGGTTGCTGAACGTGCAGAATTTTTTCTGGTGACCATTTACGAGCCGTCCGCACTTTTCAATTTCCGGGTTGATAATTTTCTCTTCTTTTCTTTCCAGAACCATGCCGCAAGTTTTTTCTCCTGAACAAGTTGTTCTCATAAAGACCTCATGATTAAATCGTGAATTAAGCAAAAAGCTGTAGCACCCAACACGAAACCGATTGTGAAAGAGACAATGATTCCGTACCAGGTGAACTTCCGCGGAATTTTATAATTCCATGTCTTAATAAGATAGCGCATGTGCTCTCCTTAAAAAGGGCAATCGTCTAGCGGGGGCGCGTCGTCGTAGTTTGGTTCAGTTTGACCAGTCTCGGCTCCGAGTTTTTCTTCGGACTTCAAGATGAGCGATTTAATCCATCCCGGCATCGAGTCGGGTATTTCGTCATCAATTCCATACACCAAAAAATCCATGTGAGGTTTTGCTTCCGGGATTCCGCGGTACAATGGTAGAATAGCGGTTACCTTCGGGTATGATTTTTCCCCCTTTACGTCGTTGATTATCTGGAGCATACAATTGACTCCAAGAATCTTGCTCAGGTCGAAACCCTTCAGCTCTTCTTCCGTAAACGGTTTTCCTCTCCATGATTGAAGGTCTTTCCGGATATTTGATTTTTCCGCGAACGACCGGGTGTACTGTTTTGATATGACCTTCGGGGCGGTGATTTTTTCGCCGTCTTTTTCAAACTCAATCATCACATCCGGGAGCTCCCACATTAATAGCCACTTGCGCTCCTTCTTCTTGAAGTGGGTGTTGTCCTGGGTGCCGAGGTCAACCAAGCCGACGCAAACTCCCTGGTATACTCCGTTATCGATTCCTTTTCTGACTTCTTCGCTAAGTATGAAACTCATAAATTCCTCCTCTTTATTTGATTAAGGTAAATTTGTATTTCTCTCATTTTTTCTTCGACTAAATGAACGAATTTTAAAACTGGATTTTTCTCTTCCTCGACATGGATGTCCTGCGTGAGTGGAACACCGCGCCGATAGCAGTTTGTGCAGCGACCCGTCTCGGAAAACAATTCCCACTCCCTGTCGTTTGTTGTTCTGATTCTCTTGTGGCAAGACTCACAAAAATGCTTTTCTTTTCTGTCGATATTAATTCTATCGTATAACATCCTGACCCCCTTTTAGTTATTTCCTAGCATATTATTTCCAAGAAGTCAAGAGTTTTCTTCTCTGAAAAATTTATGACAGACTTTGCACTTCCTATATTTTTCAAATTCCGGATGCGAGCATACGTCTGTCGCCAAGTGGCCCTTCCCAGCGATGTCTAATAGGTTATTCCTGATTGCCTCCAAGGGAAGGTCTTTATTGTCTCTTATGAGCTCTATTTTTTCTTCATCTGTCTTGCCTTTTAGGAAGGGCAGCAAAAGAGTCACCGCGGATATTTTGATTCTGAGGTCGTTCTTTTCCAGAATCTTCCCTATCTCCCTGTAGACCTGGTCTAGACGGTGAGCCTCCGATACCGATATGCCGAGTTCTTTGGTAACATAATACCTGAAACTGGGGACGCCGGCGCAGTCCATTACCCAGAGCTTGCCTTCTTTAATTAAATTAATAGCCTTGCCTTTAAGGATGTAGCCGAACAGTTCGTGCTTGTTCCCTTCCTTCCAGATATTCATTGCCTCGTGTAATCTTTGTCCGATTATAATATCGCTCACTGCAACCCTCCGTGTCTGTTCATTAACATATTTATCAACTCATCCTCACTAAACACCATCTCGTCTCCCGTGAAGACCAAATCATCTACCTCTATGCGGTCTACGATTCTAGACTTATCGATAAGCCGAATCATCCACGTTCCCACGTCCGTCTTGCTCACTACTGCTGTCCCTGCCATGTTGCCTCCTTTAGAATTAGTTTTACTTCTTCCCAAGCCTCTTCAATTGTCTTGTCTCCAAACACGTCCCTGAAGTAATGCGGGTTGTTTTCCATATACTTTTTAAAGCCTTTCTTTGTGTTCCTCCGGGCTATTTCTGAATTAAGTGGCTTTTTATAGCAGAACATTATTCCGTCCCCGGTTTGTCAATGAATACTATCGGCGCCATTAAATGATTAAAGTATTTTATATAAGCACCTCTCTCTTCTTCGGTAAGCATTTCTAATTTCTCTAGATACAAAAGAAGCATTCTTCTTATATCATCCGGCGCGTCGTTTGCTTTTGATTCCTCCGGCAGAAAAAACACACTATCAGGTCTAAAAGAGTTTTCGTCCATTATTCCTCCGTAATTTCAAAGTTGTCTTTTGAGCCATCAAAATAGTTAAGAACCGTCCCCGGCATTACCCCGGTTTTCTTTGCTATCTGCCTACAAAAAAGAACCTTTGCCTGTTCCTTGGAGTAAGCCTTCAGGTACATTACATGAAGCTCCAGGTTGAGCCGAAACATGCCTTTATATAAAATCTTTGGTTTCATTTTGTCTCTCCCAGGGAAATAAAGCACGGGGTGCCCTTACCGACCCACGCGCTAAGCTGGTTTATATGAAAATATTCCCACCTATTTTTTGTATTTATTGGTTACTTCTTTCTCCAGCTCCCACGGAGAGGACTCTTTTATGATAATCCCCTTCACCAGTTTGAACTCCTTAATTAGACCATTGGGATTCATTAGGCTGGAAACCCAGTTCTTTGCCTTCACAATCTTCAAAACCCCCGGGGCGAGGGAAAGGTATAGCCTTGCTTTTTCTAAGCTCCTGGAGCCGCCCAGCCCCTCATCCCGCCCTGGGTTTTTCTGTATCGCTATTATCGCTATTCCTTTATCGAGCTTGTCGAAAATCCTCTTAATAAACCCGCCTATTTTGTAAAAATCGTCGTGCATTTCTAAAAAATCTATATAATTAACCGCATTAGGTCTTATTACCAGGTCAAAATCGTTTGCCCTTTCTATAAATGTTATTTTTTTCCACTTATTAAATGGCATTTTTTCGTCAAAATTATGCAATCTTACCTTTAATTCAGCTCCTCCCATCTCACTTGAAAAATAATACTGTCCCTTATCTGGGAGAGATTTCATCAAATCCTCATTGTCGATGTTCTTTGCTGCCGTATTAAGAAGAAAAGCAGACTTCCCTGAGTTCGGCTCCCCTGCTACCACTATTATGTTTTTTGGCATTATCCTTACAAGTTCGCTTATTCCCATCGTGAGCTTAATCGGCAAGAAGGTCGAATCCACTGTATCTATGTCGATAACGTTATCCTCTTCTACCTTGGGGGTCATGTACTGACCTCTTTTCTCCCCGTATTTTTGGATGATTCCTTCTTTATTTAAACGAGTTAGAATGACTGTAAGATTTTTTTTCTCTTCTTTTGTAGTTATTTGTAGTGTCTGTAGTATGTCTGTTGTTGAAAAGTAGCCTTCTTGTAGCATACACCACTCCTTGACTTCAAGGGCGAGGTTCCTTTCTTTAGCGCTTACCCGGGCTATTGCAGACGAAACCTTCTGCCTTGCCACCTTCTCGTCTTCAGGGGGATTGCAGTTTTTTACAAGTATTTCAAGCACTTGCTCTGTAAAACTTGTATTCACTTTGTTCTTTATAAGAGCATTGGCAACGGTAAACAGGTCTTCATCCCGCCTTCCTTTTTGTAGTATCTTGTAGTCTGTGTAGTCTTTTGTAGTACTTACTACATGATTTACTACATCACTTCTACTCTCTCTTAATATGCTTATTATTTTATTTATATATGCTGCCGGCGGGGGAACGAGTAAAGAAGCATTAAAAGGAACAATCCACTTGTAAGACTTACCGTTTCCATTTACAGACGGAGGAGCTACGATATAACCACCCTCTCCGCGGAAGTCTATTCCAGGCAATGTTCTCGCTCCGATTGTTATATCTAGATTCTCGGGATAGGAAAAATAAAGGTGCAAACCTCCCTTTGGTGTGCTCACTGTGGGAACCTCCAAGGATTCGGGAAAATACTCTAAGAATATATCCTCAGAATACGCCGGGTCGTGTTTGTCTAAGTCTACAACGAATAAATTATTTCTTTTCCCGGTAATGATTGCCATATTGTAAAATTTATTGAATCCCCACCAAGCCTCTACCTCATCTTTGGTGGCGAGTCTACTGCGGTAAGGTATGACTTCCAGACCTTTTGGCGGAATTTTTGCTCCTGGTGACAAAGGAATAATGGACAACCCCATAGAGAGGTATTCGAGCGCTGACTTAATCATTTTTATACTCCACTGAAATGTTCTACAAGCTTATTGAATCTTTCGTCTTCGAGTAAAATATCTCTTATGCTGTCGAATGATTCTCCCGTCACCGGGTATCTCTTTCCGTAAAAGTCTACAGCTATAGAGTTTATTTTTATTTTCTCGATAATTTTAGAGCAACGGTCGAAACCTCTGGTGCCGTGGCATTCGTAGGCTCCGATTCCGTCGAAAGCAAAATCTACGTCTACATCTACTTCAACTGGGAGATTAATATGTGTTCTTATTTTCATAATCCTATCTTTTTTAATCCTGTTATGGAAGGCGGGGATGGGATTGACGGACAATGATTAAACCGCCCCAACGCGTTACCGACACTGGGCATCCCCGCCGAAGGAGAGACTTTCTCCTAGCACATTATTTCCTAAAAGTCAAACTCTTTTTGATGTTCCCTGAACCATTTCTCGTTTGCGATTCGTTTTTCTTTTTTTTCAACGTCTCCTATTTTCTTCGCAATTTTTTCATCGCTCAGGAGATAACAAATCCAGCAGACTTTTTTAACTTCGCCCTCTATGCTCCTGGTTTTTTCTGCTTTATGTAGCTTGCATATTTCGCATTTATTTTCCATCCTTCTCACCCGCCTTCACCGCGTACAGAATCACACACGCGATTAAAATTATGACCGTTCCAGTTGGCATATGTCAACCTCCTATTCGTTTCCCGCACATATTAAGAGGGTCATTCTTTCTTGTATATGCTCTTCCTTTTATCTTAATAGAAAATTCAAGGCCCTCTATTTTATCCAAACTCCTCCCGGAGAGTCCTCCGATATGATGAAAAAACGCCTCTGGAGACATTGAGTTCTCCTTGTTTTTTGTGGTCGAGGTCTTTTATAGAAAACCCAGTAGAAAAAGCGTGTACTGTAACTTTTGTAATTTTAAATTTTCTTTCCATAAATCCTCCTAATGAACTTGACCGGGCACAGCAAAATCCCGCTGGTCGAAGTATTTATTAATATGTTCTATCATTTCTCTCATCGACGCCGGGTCGGTAGCGCAATATAAAAGTACCAGCAAAATATTTAATATGCTGATGTGCTGCGGGGTCACCGCTGTTTCAGATTCGCGCTCGATAATAGACGATAGCTCATCGCACAACCTGAAGCATTCGGACATGCTGTCGTGTACGTCCTTGTTTCCTCTGTTAAGAGCCTCCTGTAATAGAAAGACGCGCTCGCTTGAAAACTTATCAAGAAGTTTTTTATATTTTGTCATTTCGTCCTCCATTCTTTTGAGAATAAAATTATTTCTGTCCGGGCGACGGTAAATTTGACAACCAAAAAAGCGAAGTCCCCCGCTCGTTGCTCTTCAAGATGCGTCTTGAGCTTATCAGCAAGCACCAGGCACTCCTCGATGTCTACATTACGAAAGGTCACCACATTAAAATCGTCTGCTTCCATTCTTACGCTGGTCATAGTGTTGCCTCCCTTCCCGGCTCGCAAAAAGCGAGCTCAATAAATTCTTTTTGCAAATCAAGCTCCATGAACCTATCCATCCGCACCTGCTCGACAATTTGTATAAAATCAAAATCGTTTTCCAGGTCATGAGACAGTTTTAAAAACCTTCTAGAGCCCTCCTCCAACACGGTGTTTCCGAACCTGTTTAAGATTATAATCTTTTGTATATCCAGACCCAGGCAGCGGTTGCCGTCGAAGTCCCCGTCAAAAAATACTTTCAGTTTTTCTCCATTCAGTTCGTATAATGCTTTCATAATACCTCCAGCGCGCCGTTGATTCTTTTTTCTTGCTCTTCTGCCGGGAGAGAGTCGAAGTCTTCCGGGAAGTCCATACCCGGGACGGTTTTTAACATGCGCTTTTTGAAATTTATCACGTCCTTCCCTTGGAACATTACTTCCCCGGCTAAGCACACCATTTTTAAGGCGGCGAAAATGTCTTCCTTCGGTTCGTCGTCGACGATTTTTTTGTAAAGGTTCGCCTCAGCCTTGTTAAAATATTTGTCGATTACCCTATGCAAAACAGACTGAAAATCATACGACTCCCACGTTCGGTTAAGGTAGCAGATTTTTGTTGAGTCAACCTCGAGGCCGTTTTTCATTAATGTGGCGACGTGCTTGAAGGCTTGACGCGTTTTCTTCCACTCGCACACCACCGAATAGGTTTCGTCTAATTTAAAGATTTTCATTGTTACCTCCTTATAGTTTCTAGTTGGTCGGCTAAAAGCCGACATTCATTAATTACGTAGTCAAGAGACCTCTCCACGTCATCGCAATCAATAGAATATTTTGTTTTATCTCCCAGGTGCGCGCAGTCGAACCCGAAAAAATGTAAATCGCTCTCTATCGGGTATTTCCCGTTACCCCCGGAGAAGGTTATCCCGCCGTGGACATTAAATAAAATGCCGACACTGGGATGGTCGATGGCGCAGCATAGCAAGTCAATAGGGCTTCGCTTCCCTACTTCTCCCTCTTTCACTTGCCCCCACTTTTCTGTGAGGGATTCCGGTATTTCTGCGTAATAATCCATGCCGTAAAGTGGGTGTGTTTTGTCGATTCCGACATAACCGCATCGGTGAGAATCCTTTGCAAAAATACAAACGATTTTCATTCCCTTGTAATCTTCCTGGTGCTCTACTGTAAACATTGTTTCCTCCTATAATTTGTTTTCAAAGATTCTTACTTTTAACGCCGTGAGTATTTCTCTTTCACCCAGCTGAGTGTACTTGCGGCATAGTCTGACAAACTTTTCACGGCGCCGGATTGTCTTTTCTATTTCTTTTTTTCGTTCTTTGGCTGCGCCCATTAGTCCCTCACAAAATAGGTCTTCCCTTGATATTCGACTTCGATATAATCCGCTTTTAGGTCGTCGGCCACGCCTTCCCAGTCTATATTGCTTTCGATGTACCAGGGCAGTTCCTTCGGAAGGTCTCCGCAGTCTTGTAGAAGTTCCTTGCAGTATTCTGTAAAGTCGTCTTCCGGGATGAGCATGGAGTCGTTTGTTATGTCGTCTTCGATTGACTCCAGCTCTTTTAATTCATCTTCGTTTTCTGCTTCCCATTCTTTAAGCTTTTCTTCCGCGTCCTGGCGGTCTTCTTCCTCGGCGTCTTCAAGGTCTTGTTTTAGGGTCTCGTGTTCGTCCCTGAGCTCTTCGAGCCTCTCTAAAAGGTCTCTACCGTAAAGAGTTTTCATTTTTTTAATCCTCCTAAGCTGTTTCATTTTTTTAATCCTCCTAAAATTTTATTTATTTCTTGTATTTCTGAAAGAATATTGTCAAGGATGTCTAGGCACTTGTTTACTTCAACCTCGAACGGTACCGGCTCCCGGCAATCGTTACACAGACCGTCCTTGACCCAAAGCTCATTATCTGTTTTTGCTCCACACTCAAAGCAGTTCATTATCTCCTCCTTGGCTCAAGCCCGGGATAGTAAACCTGACCCGCTGCCCTGGTCGCCCGTGTCGCCATTGCGTCCCAGTTTATACCGTCTTCGTAATCTTGGTTGAGCCCCTGGTCGTCCTCTGCTGAGATATAAACGCGCTTGCAAGCTGCCAAGAACTCATCGAGCAGCTTTTTTTGCCGTCCTTTAATCTCAGGCGAATAGGAGCTTGTGCCCAGCGCGCCGCGGATTCCTCCGCCCATGTAGTTACAGAACACGCCGACTTTCGGAGGCAATAATCCCTCTTTGATTCCCAAGGCAACGGAAATTTTTCCCGAGTAATAACCGAAATGCCCTCCCCGGTAACCGATATCATACATTGCTCCAGGGATTAATTCCTCCATGCCTTCAATTGTTTGAACCATCCTTAATTCTTTGATTTTCATTTTTTAATCCTCCTTATTTATCTACTCTTCTTTTTTTTTCGGGTGAAGCGTGGTATAGGCTACATTCATCGCTCGTCGCTCCTGCGCCTATACCGTGGTGCATATTGCCCCTTTTTGCGGTCGTCCATGCCGTGGAGATTATATATCACTCCCAGGGAGGTACCATTTTTACGCCTCTAAGTTACTTAACATCCTCCGCGCTGCCGTCGCACACCAATTTATAAATCGGATTCGTGTACGTTTGCTCGCCTACCTTTACAAGCTTACACGTTGCACCCTCTGTGCCCTCATCCGGGAAATACGGCTCAAGGGAAATCGTCACGCCGTTGTGCTCCAAGTCCCAGCGCGGCGATGTGTCGGACTTCCGGAATTCTTTCAGCATTATGCCATTCTGGGCGAACAATTTCAGGGCGTCTTTCACATCCTGGAGCCCCTTGACGTTCCAGGTGACGCCGACCCGGGCACAATATGAATAAAGCCACACATGTCCCTTTGGAAAAATCTTTTCGACGGCGTCGACCGCTGGCGAGAGCAACTTTACTCTATCGATGTCTTTTTTCAAATCCTGAATTCTTTCTTTAACTAATTTGTTGATTTTCATTGTGTCCTCCTTTTATAAGCTTTATTTGTTTTATTACTTTGTCCCAATAATCCCACCCCTCGGTTCCCCAGTCATACATATTTCGATAGTCTGCGGCAACGTCAGCAGGGTCTTCTTTTTTTGTATTTTTTTATCATGCCTTCGGCAGTTTCTTTTATTTTGTCCATATTGAAACGGTTCCCTCTGACCCGCCAATCGCCATTGACTCATAGTTGATTAAAACTTTTTGAGATTTCATAAACCCCAGGCACCGTGCTTTCATTGCCTCCATCCTCTGAGAAGAATTGATAAAAACGGATTCAAGTTCAGTCCAGCCGTTTTTGCTGAGCTCGGAGTAACTATAGAAATCTCCTATTAAATTTTCATCGCAGCCTTCTTTTAAGATTTTTTTCTGGACGCAGCGAACGCAAACTTCTTCGCCGTCTACACACATACAGTATGACCTCCAACCGTTATAAGGGCACTGCCTTATAATGATTCTGCCGCACTCCGCGCACTTAAAATATCTAAAGTCCGCATAGGATGTGTCGAACAAAACATCGAGGCAGTCGCTGCCGTATTCGTCTTCGTTGCCGACGTGAACCCGGACGATTGAAGGCTTGTCAAGCCAAGGGTCGTCAAAGATTTCCAGCTCTGCGAAGCTTTCTTTTTTGCGCGGATTAATATTTTCTCCGCACTGGTGACAGTGTTTGCGATTTACAAACGGTACGATTTTTTGCGGTACTCCCATCATTTTTCAGTTCCTCCCATTTAAGATATTTTTTTTGCATACTAGATAATTTGTTTATTGTGCTTTTCGCACTTGGGGCACAGGTTCATTTGTTCCCGTGTTATGTGTTTCAAAATCATTCCCTCCCGCAGCAGCAGCATTCTGAAGCATACACCGGGTAAGCCATTGAGCCGACGTTAAAATCCTCCCAGTTGCCTGAATCTTTGGTTATTTTGTTTCTCTTGGACATTATGACGGCCTCCGGAGCGATTTTGAACAATGCTTCGAAAAAGTGCCCGTGAACATGCCAACACGCGTGGATAGTCCGGCGCTGCCCGCTCCAGCGCTTAGAAATCATCGCGCCAGCGCCCTTTGAGCTATGAACTCTTAGCGTAAATGCGATGTTCCGGCCTTTTCGCTCGTAGCGGTTCCAGGTTACATTTCCGTTATACATCGGCGACGTGTGAGACATCGCCAGCTCCATTTCTTCCATCGTAACATTTTTTGCTATCATTTTTTAATCCTCCTTAACTGTTTGTCTTTATTATATACAAATGCCATGCCAACTTTAGGAAATAACGTAAATAAAATTATATTCTCCTAAGTAATGGAAATAACGTTATTATTCAAGATGGTCTATGGGTATAGACTTTCGCGCCCGGCACCGCCCGCCTTAAATAGTGGGGAAAACTACCCACCGCATGGGGAAAATTCCCCACCAAAGGACAAAGTGAGCTGTCCGCCTGGGAGCTGGAAGTGAGCGCGCGCCCGCTGTGAATCTTCTCATTTCCTATATACCTAAAATACCCTTTTTACCTTTAATACCTTTAAACTAAATACCATTAAATTAAATGCTAGTAAATTTAACAAAAAGCTAGCCGTCCCCCAGCTCTCTGACATACTGTCACTTTCTACAGCTGTAGACCCTCCCGGCTGGAGGGGGTGAGCAGCTGCCCGGCTGCCTATGTATGTGATATGTAATTAAATATCAGCTGCCCGGGTTGTTGGGCTGTTCGCTAGTTGTCTCCTGTAGTTGAGCCCTATATGACCAGCTCCCGGGGCTGACCGCGCCCACTGACCCACCCGGGGTAGTCGTCCGGAGGGCTGACTGCGTCGAGCGATGGGCGGTAGAGTCAGCTCCGAGATGTTCCGGTACCTTTTTAGAGGGTAAAACAGGTTATTTCCTAAAATATACCATTTTTACTTTACTTTATTTTTCACTTACTTAGTCTCATGTCTCCACCGTACAGATAAAACTGATTTGGGCTTGTCTACGGATTGTAGAGTCTATAGATGTAGAGTGTAAATTTAGTTCGGAGGCTTACTACATATTAACTTCTTGGTTACTACTACCTCACTACAGACACTACAGGTTACTACAGGGAAAGTTGTTGACTTTTTGTTTTTAGTGTGGTATGGAGTTAAAAAATCGAGGGGGTGTCTTATGGTTTATTTGGTGTTTGCCGGGATATGGTTGATTGGGGAGAAGAACGTTTCTCGCGGTTCTGTCTATTTAAAAAATCCACGTATATATGTGTTCAACGCGAAGCAGCATGCGGTCATGTCTCTACCTGGCGAGCCGGCTGAGGTTTGTGTCGATAAGGCGAATTTCATGTATGAGGCTGGCGGGGACGCGGAGGCTTTGTATAATAAGGATACGAGTAAGGTAGTGGTTCCGGAGTCGCAGATTGTTAGACCGAATTAAGAAATACCTGTCTGGCGAGCCTGTAAAACTGGAGCCGGAATTTTGGACGTTTAAGGGCGAGAGATTCAGGAGGAAGCATGGGCTACAACGTAAAGACAAACCGCCTGACCGTAGGCGGAAGGAAAATCCCGACAGCGGCGTAGGTCGGCGGGGCGATTAAAAAGGGTGCCGTGGATTTCGTAGAGAACCTGGGCACCGTGGGAAGGGCGTTGAAAGAAATGACCTACGACACTTTCCAGTCGAATCCGCGGAAGGGAGCTCTTGTGGTAGGAGTGTCCGGAGAACCGAAGTCCCTCAAGAAGGGCGGGACTGTCAAAAAGACAGGGTTGATTAAGATGCACAAGGGCGAAAAAGTCATCCCGGCTAAAAAAAGAAAGAAGAGGTGCAAATGAACGAGAAACTCCTATTGCTTGACCTTAAAATCCTAGAAAAGACGCTTGGTTTTATTATCTCCTACGACGCGCGCAGAGTGATTTATTTCCTTTCGGGTAAAAAAGTCCTCCGGGTAACGAGGAGGGTCGTAAATAAGAAATTCTCCCGTGAGCCGGAGTTTTGCATTTCTCTCTGTAAGCCGAACTTTAGGGAGAGGGAGATTTTTAAGAGACAAAAAGGTAAGATTTCTATCATAGTCGAGCATTTGAATGGAAAGTAAAATCGACCTATCGAGACTGCTTCAGTTAAGGAGACAGGGCAAGACCCATAAGGCTTGTGCCGAAGAGTTTGGGGTGTCAGAGAGCGCCATCAAGAAGACGCTCGCAAAGATATCCAAGCAGAACTTGCTCATTCCTACCAAAAAGGACTCCATTGGTGATTTCAATATCGATTCCATGAGTCAGCTCCAGGAAATCAACACAACCATTGTAGACAATCTGAGATACTGTAATTTATTGATTCTGAGGGAAGACTCGAAGTTGAAGGAATTCGATGTCCTCGAGAAGACGATGTCCGAGAATCCTCCGGAATCAGACGTTTATAAGGAAGCAAAGGGAAAGCTCGATAAGCTTTGGGGAGCGAACCTAAAGAATATCTTGTCGATTCAGATGAATACGATTAACGTCTCCGCGGAGATTAGAAAGCAGATTGAACTCCAGCTTAAAATTGCCGAGAGTTTATATAATATCCAGGTTATGCAGGAATTCCAGACCGAGATTATCCAGACTTTAAAGGAAGCAGACCCGGTCATTGCCGCGCGGGTAATCCATAAGTTAAAAGAACGCCGAACTTTAAGGGGGTTGATGAAATTATGAGATTTAAGGTAGAAAGACACGTTTTTGATAATTTTGTTGGTTTTTATATGGTGGATACCGAAGAGGACGCCCGAAGGCTCATGGACGAGATGTGGAATGCCGGCTTTAGACCATCCGAGGGGAGCGGGTCAGCCGGCGCCCTTAAAGCTGTCCAAGACCATTTGGCTGATATGCAGAAAATCGTATTCAAGTTCATAAAATGATTACAACTGAAGAACGAAAAAAAAGTTACTTTGACGACCTTCTAAACCAGATAGACGCTACCCTGTCAGGAGACAGTCCTTACGTTGCTCCTTTCTGGGAGTGGGTCACTGCTGAGAAAATCGTTCTGGATGGGAAGGTTTTCTCTTTTAAAAAACACGAATATTTGGTGGTTCCTTACCAGGACGACCATCATTTCCAGGTAGAAATGAAGGCTACCCAGCTCGGACTGACCTCAAAAGCTTTATTGAGGGTAGTCTATGGCTGTAGATACGGCTCGTATAGAGGTATTCTATACCTTTTCCCGTCAAGGACTGATGTTACAGACCTCTCCAAGACTCGGCTGACCCCCTTGATTGAAGACAACCCTGCTAACATCGGTCTTTGGCTTAGGGAAACAGACTCAGCCAACGTAAAGAAAATCTGGAACTCCTTCCTTTATTTAAGGGGAATGAAATCTCGCGTGGGTTTAAAGTCTGTCCCGGTTGATTTTGAAATTTTCGACGAACTTGACGAAGCCCCTCCTAACGCGGTAGATATGGCTCTCGAAAGAATGGGGCACTCCGAGGTGGGGCACCAGCTTTACCTTTCAAACCCAACTCTCCCGGATTACGGGATTGATAAGCTTTTTCAAACGACAGACCAGCAATACTGGCTTTTGAAGTGTTCGGGCTGCAACGAGTACAACAATCTGGTAGATTTGTTTCCTGATTGCTTTCAGGAACACAGAGGGAAGACAATTCGCGCATGTATCAAGTGCGGTAAGGAACTCGACCCGGCAGCCGGGGAATGGGTAGCCAAGAGACCATCGATAACCGAACGAAGAGGAAGGCAGTATTCTCAACTCTATTCTCAATTCGAAATAAATTCTCCAGAGAATATCTTAACAAAGTTCAGAACAACCAAAAACCTGACAGACTTTTACAATCTGAAGATAGGTCTACCATATGTAGACTCTGCAAATCGACTATCTATTAATGAAGTGCTTGATTGCTGCGGAGATTACATGATGCAGTCCGAATCCTCTAAGGGGACTTTCATGGGAGTCGACCAGGGAAATAACTTGCATGTGGTTATCGGAGAAAGAAACCAGATTAGAAGTGGAAAGATTATATATATTGATGTTTTAAAGGGAAACAAGAACGAAAACAATGATTCGAACTGGAAGCAACTCGATGAGTTGATGAACAGGTTTAAGGTAATGCGCTGCGTTGTTGACGCCCAGCCGAACACAAAAAGCGCGAGAAGTTTCGCCGAACGGTTCCCGGGGAGGGTTTTCCTTAATTATTATTCAGAGTACCAGAAGGGAAATTATAAGTGGAACGAAAAAGACATGACGGTTTACTCAAACCGGACAGAGTCTCTGGACTCCTCCCATAAGCAGTTTTCCGAACAACGGGTATGGGTTCCCAGAGAAAATGACACTGTGAGAGATTTTGCTGTCCATATGCACAACGTAGCGAAGAGATTAGAGACCGACGAGGACACCGGGAGCCAAAAATATACTTATTACCGCCTCGGAGAAGACCACTGGAGGCATGCGTTCAACTACGAGTGCATGGCTCGACAGGACGCGCCAGAATTAATGTTTGAGGAGCTGATATGATAGCTGGACTTACGTGGAATGAAGATGCCTATCCTTGTTTTTGCTGTATTTTGGTGAAGAAAGAGCAAAAACGCTCTGAGACACTTGACTTGCCCATTGAGTTCATCGAGGTTTATAAGGAAATCGAAGCCCCGAGCCTCAGAGAGGTTCTTAATCTCCTGAGTATTGAGAAGGTTTCCACCGTATACGCGCAGAGCGGAGCTAAATACATGAGTTATATTTATGATTTTTACCAATGGAGAAGAGAAGCTTCTTCAAGGATTTCCCTGAGACCTTCTGTTGCTTCGTCTTTCGAGGCTGGAGTGCTGAAGATAAGGGAAATCCTAAAAGACAATAGATTGAAATTTAATGACGATTCAAAAATAAAATCACAATTGAAAATTTTTTCGAAACTTAGTTTAAAAAACGAAACAGAATTCTACGCTGTAAGCGCTCTTTCGAATGTGATTGGCGCGTATTCAAGAAAACATCGGAGTCTTTTTGTAGAAAAAGAACCAGACTTGAAAGCGTGGACTTAAAAAAGTGTTGACAAAAAAAATAAAAAGTTTATTATTTTTTTAACCGTAGCGCCGTAAGGCAGACTATTAAATGCGGAGACTTAAAGCCCGCGGAGGTGAATATGAGTAAGATTGATGAGCTCGAAAGAGCGGAGGAAGAGGCGGAGAAGGCAAGAAAAGAAATTTATGGTGAAGCAGACACCGCTGTAACAGAAGAGGAAACTCCCGAAGGGGAAACTAACAAGCCCCCTGAAGAGCCCCCTGAAGAGACGCGACCTGTAGTAAGCGAAGAAACATGGGAGCAAAAGTACAGAACCCTGCACGGGAAATATCAGGCAGAACTTCCAATCGCATTAGCTGAAGTAAAGAAGTGGAAAGCTGACGCGATGGCTCTTGATGAAAGAGTCCGTGAGCTGGAAGGGAAACTTTCGAAGATTTCGATTGACAGTTCCTCTTCGGAACTTGACAAAGATATCGAGAAGTATTCCCTGGATTATCCAGACCTCGGAAAAATAATCAAGAAGATAACTGACCAAGCCAATGCCAGGATACAGGAACTCGAGAAGAAACTCTCGAACAGAGTCCAGACAGAGGTTGAGCCAGTTAAGGAAGATTTGATTAAAACTAAAGCCGACACTTTCGACAGAGATATGATAAGGCTCGGCGTCCCGAACTGGAAAGCAATTGACAACGACCCCAAATTCGCTACTTGGCTGAAACAAGCCCCCATTTACGGAAGGTTTACCAGAGAAGAAATGCTCACTGATGCGGCAAGAGCTTTTGATGCCGTGAGCGCGTCGGAAATTTTCCTGGATTTCATTAAAAGCAACACGCCTCCTGAAGAGCCTGACACTCAGGCAAAATTAAAAAATTTAACTGCTCCACCAAGGAACGAGTCCACGTCAAGGGCTCGACCGTCAAGCGGAGCGGTTCTGACACGGGCGATGTATGTTGATTTTATGAAGCAGTCTTCAATGGGAAGATTCAATCCCAATGATTGGGGCGGGAAGACAGAAGCTCAAGTTGAAGCGATGTTCGACGCTGTAATCGCAAAAGGCGAACTGAAATAAATCATATACTGCTGCTCGTGATATAAAATTGGAGGATGTATGAGTACACCGCGAGTAGCTGGACATCCTGATTATTCGAGTTCAGGGACTAGCAAATTTATCCCTATTGGTTTGGGGATGTAAAACTCTCTCTGAAAAACTGGAACGGGACTTAGGGTGCCCGAACCAGAGGGAACACGAAAGACAACTTATGCAGTTCGGAGGAATCCATGAAGCGATTGAGTTGGAAGTATGTAGCAGGTTTAATTGATGGTGAAGGATGTATAGATTTACAAAATATTTATCACAGAGAATATCCGGACAAGCACTACTTTACGCCAAGAGTAAGAGTAACGATGGTGGAGAGTTGCGGGTTTGTACTGGAGATGCTTCAAAATAATTATGGCGGATTCTATGCTATCACAAAACGAAACTTTGAAAACCCGGTTTGGCAAAATGCCTGTACCTGGACAATTCAAGGTAAAAAGATTAGACCTTTTCTTCAAAACATCGTCAACCACTTGTATATTAAAAAAGAGCAAGCAAGGTTTTGTATCTGGTTAATAGACAATGTGATGGGTAAGCATAGCGGAACAGAAATCCGCAAGAGCATCCACGACGAATTGAAAGCTATGAAGCGTGACCCGCACAGACTAAGTGAGAGAGCGGCGAAGGAAATATCTTTGCTGATGCGATAGTCGGAATATGATGTTTCATATTTGGAAGTGTGGTCGTCAAAACTCAACAAGAAGTATTACAAGCGAACAGTTTTGACCGCTATCACCAACACGACATATGAGGGTGAAATCAAGAAACAGGGCGATAAGGTCTATATTCGGACTATCGCTGACGTAACAGTTTTCGACCATCAGAAGGGCATGACGCTTCCGAAACAGCGCCCAGAGTCCCCTGATGTCGAGATGCTGATTGACAAAGGTAAGGGTTGGAACATCCTTCTGGACGATGTGGACAAAGTACAGAGCGATATCGACCTTTTAAATAAATTCACGGATGATGCTGCCAAGCAGATTAACATCTCCGTTGACGCTTCCGTTTTGGGTGCGGTCTACGCCGACGCAGACGGTGACAACTGCGGTTCAACCGCTGGTTTAATCACCAACGCATACGACCTCGGCTCTTCCGGCTCCCCCATTCAAGTCACTGCGACAAACATTATCGATTATATCGTGATGTGCGGTGGTGTTCTCGACGAACAGAATGTTCCCGATGAAGACCGCTGGATGGTCATTCCTTCGTGGATGGCTGTTTTGTTGAAGTCGTCCGATTTGAAGGATGCCTCGATGACAGGCGACCCGAAATCCGTTATCCGTTCCGGTCTGCTGGGCATGATTGACAGATTTGTCATCTATCAGTCGAACTCAGTTGGCAACACGACCGATTCCACTGGTTTTAAGAGTTATTATGTTCTTTTCGGCAGCAAGGATGCCATCTCTTTCGCAAACCAGTTCACCAAGACAGAGTCTCTGCGGTCATCAGATTCTTTTGATACAATAGTTCGCGGACTTATGGTTTATGGCTACAAGACCATCAAACCCGAAGCCCTCGGCTATATGTATGCACGTAAGTAGGAGGTGCAATTATGGCTCTTTTAGTTGATTTCACAGGTGGAACTACCACTCAGTCAGGATGCACAGCTCCTACCGGTCAGGTTACTGACAAACCTGGATACACGACTCTGTATAAGCCGGACGGAACCACGAAGGCGATTTGTACCGGAAACTCTTCGACGAGACCGAACATCTACATCGCCAAAAGTCGCCTGGATACTTCCAAGACGGGTGGAACCAACACTTCCACAGACGTTTATCGTATGATTTACGTTCCGGCTGGGTGTGTCGTCCGCAGGGCATGGGTTGTTACCGTTGGAGCAGAAAGCACCAACACCACGGCGACTATCGCTTTAGGTGATGGTGATTCTACTGCTGGTTACATGACGGCGACAGTTCCTTCGACTACCGTGAATACGGTAACGGCTGAGGTCTATACCGGAACGGCTGCGTATTCCATCATTGATGGTAAATACTATGCTTCTGCTGATACGATTGATGTTTTAGTCGGAACGGCTGCGTTTACTGACGGTGTCTATGATATCTATGCAGAAATCATGGATTTGAATCCGCAGGATATTTAAACCAGTAGGAGGGGGGTAGGCTTCACGCTCATTCCCCCCTCCGAATAAACCCTACACAGGAGGGAACATGCGATACGAAAAATTAAATGTAAAAAATCTTCACGTTGAGAAAATTATCCCAGTTCAGGAAATCGGAGCAAGCACAGCCAGTGTCACACCAGAGATTTGGAATGACTTTCCTGTTCTTTCAATGATGGCACAGCCGGGACTAGGGATTGCGGTTTTTGACGACTTCGCCAGCATTAACGCTACTGGTTTCCCGTACAAAATTCAGGGAGCTAACGGAACCTGTCTAACGGTTGCCGCAACTCCGTATGGAGTGATTCAGTTATTGGCGACTGGTACGGACAACGACGAGTGTTATGTGACGTGGAACAACGCTTTAACCGGTCTTATCAAGGCTGACGCTACGAAAGACTGGGCTTTTGAAGCTAGGGTTAAACTTTCTCAGATTACCGCAGAACAGGGCGTTTTTGTCGGATTGGCGGAAGAGTCTGCTGTTAGTACGGACTTTATGACCGACGACACGATGGCTCTTAAAGTCGTCGATGCTATCGGGTTCCAGATTGTTCACGCGACGGCAGCGGCTGCCCAGTGGCAGACGATTATCCAGTTAAACGGTGGCGCAAGAGTTGCTGTTGATTCTACCGCTGTTCTGGGTTCAACGAGTTACATGAAACTTGGCATGAGAAGCAAGAGTGGAACAGTGACGTTTTATGTAGATGGTGCGCCCCTTTCGGACACCGTGGCCTCTAGTGCAACGAACTTTCCGCTTGACCAAGTAATGTTGCCGACATTCGCTACTAAGACAGGAAAGGGAGCTGCAAACTCCCTGTATGTCGATTGGTGGATGGCAGCTCAGTTGAGATAACCTTTAGGAGGGGGATAGCCTCCCCCTCTTTTTTTAGGAGTCATCAAATGAGAATGCTGCAAAAGGCCGGTACTGAAAAATTATTTCCTTTTACTGATATCTTAGCCCAAAGACCAGATATGGTTTTGGTTGACGTAGATACCTCTGTTAAAAAATCAGAATTTAAAACAAGTCCCTTTCAAAAGCCTGGCCCTGGGTGGTATAAGAACCGCAAGGGCACTTGGTCTAGGAGGAAGAAGTGACTAAAGAAGAAAAAATTCTTTCTCACAGAATCTCTAGCATAAAATGGGCTAAGAAAAACAAAGAGAATAAAAAAACAAGCGACTATGCTTGGAGAACTAAAAACCCTGATAAAGTTAAGGAAATACAAAAACGGTGTAGGGATAAAAGGAAAGAAAAGACAAGGGATTATAATAAAGAATATTATGCTAATAATAAAGAAAGAGAGAAGAAAAGAGTAGGTGACTATTTTCAGAAGAATAAAAAACAATATAGCGATAAATTAAAAGAAAGAAGACATAAAAACGGTATAAGCAAAAAATATACTAGTGGAATTTCTTATACTAAAGAATATAAAAAAGCTAAACGTATTGAATACAAAACAAGGTTTAAGAAAGCGGGGCGGTTAGCAGCAGAAACCGTAAGGATAATATATGAGGATAATATAAAAAAATTTGGAACATTAACTTGTTATCTTTGTTTAAAGACAATTCCAATCAATGAAGATACCTTAGACCATATAATTCCTTTGTCTAAAGGCGGGACTAATGAATATAATAATTTATCTGTATCTTGTCGTTCTTGTAATTCTAAAAAAGGAAATAAATTGATAGGAGATTTTTTAAATCCATGACACTGCAAGAAGTCGTCGATTCCGCAAGGAATAAATTTAATAATTACGAAAAGCCATATCTTCATCATGATGATGAAATGGTTGAATACGCGAATATAGCGATTGACACAATATGCCGGGATACGAGATTGAAAAAAGATTTATTTGTTTCCCGCTCTACGCTTGGACAATTTTCTACAGTTGAAGACACTCTCGACTACGCACTTAATTCACAAATTGTTTGGATTTCTAATGTAATATTAAGAACAGAAGAGAGGCTGATTCTTGATGTATCTCCCGCGACAGCGTGGAGTGAAGGAGACACTATCACAGGAGCCTCTAGCGGATTTACGTGTGAAATAGTCGAGTACGTATCCGCAACTGAATACAAGATAAAAAATCGTACCGGAGAATTTACTTCAGGCGAAATTCTTTCAAACGGGACATATACAGCAGACCAGGGAACCGGATATCCAAAATGCCTTGCTTCCCTTATTAATGAGTTGAAAAAATATTCTCATCGAGACCTTCTTTACTGGAGAACAGAAGACTCTTCGCAACCGTATGGATATTGTCTTGATGCTTTAGAGGGATATATCACCCTCACGAGACCGGACGATGTTTATGTCGTCGAGCTTTACACAATAAACTACACGAGTGCCGCGCTTTCAGCTACATCAATGTCTTCACAAACTCCGGACATAGATTCGAGATGGCATAGTGTTCTCGTTGATGGGGTTGTCTACCAAATGTACTTAAAAAGAGGAGACAACACGTATAACGAGAGAGCTTCGGATATATACTATAAAAAGTTTCGCAGCGGAATACATGACATAAAGAAACACTTAATATTTCTTGAAGGGAAAGAAGAGCATTTAATGCTTCATGGAGGATTTATATGACAGGAACTTATCCTAACTTGGATGCGGCAGACCTTGAGTTGAGAGTGAGGACTTATTTAAACGAAGTCACCGCCGATTTTTTCACACAGGCTGATATTTGGAGATGGCTATCGTTGGCGGTAAAGGACATTGCACAAGCATCTACGTGTATCCGAAGGGTAGTCGATGTGGCTACGACAGCAAACACCAGAACCGTTACGACGAACTGCTACAAAGCCATGCACGTTGAGTACGTGCCTTCTTCAGGCAGACCGCTGATGCTCACGAAGATTGACCCGCTAAAGTTGGGTCATTATCCGCTTGACGGAGCGACTCCTCAATACTGGTATGAATTCGGAGTCGGGGCTTCCCAGACCATAGGAATAGAACCCCTCCCCACTTCTACATATTATCTACGACTCTATGTTGTAGACAACCCCAAAATGTGTCATACGACCTATCCAATAACGGACTGGTCTTCAGGATGGACACCAGGGACAGGATGGACTGCTGATGCTACAAGTGCAAGATATTCGTATGCAACAACGGCTCAGTTAGCCTCTACGTCGACTGTTACCGCAAACACAAACTATACTCTTACGTTTACTGTTTCAAACGTTTCCAATTTGACAAGTCTTGCTGTTACCCTTGGAGGTTCTACGAGTTGCGCTATTACAACAAACGGATATCATACGATAAATCTTCCGACGACTACAACAAGTGGAATAACCTTTACAGCATTGACTTCCACAGGAACAGGAACAGTAACGATAGATGATTTATATATACTTAAAGAAGCAGATTTTTCATCTGCAACAGACCAGACAGAACTTCCTACAGCTTGGCAGCACCTCGTTGCTCTGTACGCGACCCACTTAGGTCTTATAAGGGAAAAAAGATTGGCGGCAGCCCAGATGCTGGCTTCTATTTATTCCAGCGAAGTTGCGTTCTTGAGGCAGAACATCGTAGAAGTTCTCCCGGATGGGAAGAACGATATTATTTATAGGTAAAAATGGACGTAGGAGCAATTAAAAATCTTGTAAAGCAGGAGTTATCAAACAACATCGGTTCGACTGTATTTTTTTCTGAAGCGGAACTGCTTAACGCTATAAACGATGCCTACAAAGACATTGCTTTGAGGACGTTTTGCAGTGAGGTTAAAGATACAATCACAACAACTGCTGGAATCGATAGATATAGATGGTCTGGATATAGAATTAATAAAGTGACAAAGGGATATGATTATGCGAGCACAATAACTCCAGACCATCCGACGAATGTGACAGGGACAGATGTAACGGCTTTTACAAACGATGATGGAACATATAAGTTGGAGTTTACATTAGAATGAGTCTTCCAGGATATGCGAAGAATAAAGAATTTTCGGCTGCTCGGGCTCCTGGCGCCGTGACGAACTACCAGATGTTAATCCTCGTTGGGGAGTCTTCTGGTTCTATCGGAGCAGATATGCATTGCGGTGGCGAGTGTCTATCGACCTTCGATGATATTCGTTTTACGAATTCTTCCGATACTCTGTTGGATTATTGGATTGAAAAAATAGACACAAGTTTGGGTGCGGGAAATTACATTGCTTATATATGGGTTGAGTTTGACTCCATCGGCACGAGCAAAACAACTTTTTATATGTACTATTCAAACCCCAGCGCAAGTCCATACAGTAATGGGGTAAATACTTTTATTTTCTTTGATGATTTTGAAAGAGGGTCTGACGGAGACATGCCTGGTAATGGTTGGGTGGCAGACCATGTTTCAATTTCTACCGCTCAGGCTTTTTCTCCAACGAGAAGTGTAAAAATACCTTACGTTGTTGCTTTTAGGGCTAGCATGGGGAGAGTTTGTTTTCCTTCAGACAATAAAGCATTTAGAATGCGTATTTATAAAGAAGCAGACACCAATTGGATGTTTCCTATGGTACACGGTAATGGAAGCAAACAGGTCTACATAAGAATTACTGATGGAGGATTTGTCCATTATTACGATGGTAGTTTTCACATCACATCACAACATTTAACCGCATTAACCTGGAATGTTTTAGATGTTTATAATCTAAATTTTACAGCTGGAACGTATTCAGTCTCCGTAAACGATGGCGGGACTTCTGACGTTTGTGTAATGAACAGCGCCGCTCAGATTAGCGGAGATGTCTATATGTATGGAGATGAGTTTACAGCTGATGCCGACTGGTGGGTAGATAATTTTATTATAAGAAATTATTACAATCCAGAACCTGTACTCACTTTTCCGACCCCACATTTAACATGGAATGGAGGAACTCCTGTCGAAATCACAACGGATGGAAGTTACACACTTACAGACGCAGGAGGAGATTCTTTAACTTTAACGGTTGTCTACAATAGTCTTCCGAGCGACGACACAAGCGATATGTTGACCATATCTTCATCCTATGACCGCCAAAAAGGATTATTGAGAGTTAATCCAAATGTTGTTGGGAGAGCTGCTTTGGATAACTATATTCCTACGAGATACTTCCCCTGGGGAAATGAAATAAAGCTCGACCCAGTCCCTGATGATGAATATACAATAAATCTTTATATATCTGATTTTCCATCAACTGCTTTAAGTTCTGATACCGACGAGCTTTCAGCGCTTCCAGAGGAATTTCACGAATGCAGTGTATATTTTTCGTGCTATGTCCTTTGTGTAAAAATGAAGAAGTGGGCAACAGCAAAAGATTTTTACAATAAATATATTGACTCTCTTGAGAAAAAATATAAAATTTACATGGACAGAAAATCGGAGACAAGAAAAGAAAAAATGTTTGTAGATTTTTCAATCAAGACTAAAGAATATACTGACGAATTAAATAAAAAAACAATGCCTGATTTTGTAATAAGGAGAAGATAAATGGGAACACTTACCTTAACCACGATGAGAAGCCTTATCCGTGCAGCACTGAATGAAAGTTCTACGACATCGATAACAAACACAGAACTTAACGCTGCCATCAATGACGGATATAAAGATGTCTGCGCTAAAACGGGGTGTTATGAAAAGCTCATCACGATACCAAATATCGCAAGCGGAGTAAGGCTTGTGCCTCTAACATACGCTGCTGTTTCGAACTATGTCATGAGGGTAAATTACGTTGAGTATTATAAGACGACATCCGATACTCCTTACGGATATGGTCTCCCGCAGGTCTATCCCCAGACGTTTGGGCATATGCCTATTGATACTTACGTTCCTCAGTTCTGGTTCCAGTGGGGAAACTATCTTTCGATAGAAACAGTCCCGGACGTTGCAACATATGATATTTATGTTTACGCCGCTTGCTATCCGTCAACTGTTTTGAGCGGGGATTCTGATTTGCCTTCATGCGCTCCAGCTGAGTTTCATGAGGCTATCTGGTTTTTTGCCACAGCGTTTATAGCGATGAAATTGAAGAGATGGGCTGACTGCGCTGTGTTTTACAATAAATATATAGATTCGATACAGCCGAGAAAATACGAATACGTTATGAAGTTCCCAGAAGGAAGAGTCTACCATGATTTACCTGCTAACGTATCTTACTCTTAGGAGGGAGAATTGAACGAAGACCACGATACACAGATAAAAAGAGCCTCCCTCGATAAGGTGTCTCCTATTGAGAATGAGCAGCCTGGTTCTGGAACGGGCGCTCCTTATGTGCTTGAAATACCTGACGTTAAATTCAGGAGAGTAGAAAGTTCTGTTCAAGACGAAGAAGGGTCTGCGGCGACGATAAAAAGAGCCGAGTTAAAGCCTGTCCAGTTAGTTGAAAGTGAGTCCGATGATGTTTTGAGTCTCCCCCTAAGCGGGAAATGGATTACGTCTACATCTCCTACGTTAATAGGGACAAATTTCCAAGTCATGAAAAACATGCGCTACGGAATAGGACATCCTGAAAAAATACTCGGCATGTCAAAGATAAATACTACTGCTTTATCGACGTATCTAAAACCACGAAATGCGTATCATTTTACTAAATATATCCACGCAGAAACGCACTTGCTTGTCCAAGCTTTTAATTCAGACGAGACCAGGAATGTTATCTGGGAAAACACCACGGCAGTGCCGAGCGCAGGTGATTTTTCTGCTACAAAAGTTTACCCGCAGGGGTCGTACTCAACCAGTTCCACTGTAGGCAATTTTTGTTCCGCCCCGAACGGGCAGATGGCATACTGCGACGGAGTAAACGATTGCATATGGGATGGAACCGAATCCAGAATTCCAGCTTTTATTCTTTCAGGGAACGAACTTACAAACACATCAAGCACGATAACAAACCCGAACGATGTGACGGAATTCATAAATATTTACAGTAACGATGTTGACAATTATATCGTCATCGGCGGGTCTGCCGGAGGAAGCGGAGACGGGGCTACGACCTTATTCGCTAATTTTGACGGAGCTGACGGAGCGACGACTTTTACCGCGTCAACAGGTCAGGCTGTTACCTTCGTCGGCGATGCACAGATAGACACATACCATTATAAATTTGGTGGGTCTTCTCTTTTGGTAACTTATACAGAGGACGACCAAGGTTATTGTACCGTCCCCGCTCATGCAAACTGGAATTTTAGCACCAACGATTTTACTCTTGACTGCTGGATAAAATACCATATCGGTCATGACTACCACTCTGACTACGAAGGTCTTTTCGGACAGTATGTTGATACGAATAACTACTGGTATCTTAATGCGGCAAGACCGCATTCAGGAAATTATCTGGTCACTTTCAAGGTCGTTGTCGCTTCGTCTACGATAGCACACTATACATGGTCATTTCTCGACTCGGATGCTTTTGATGATTGGAACCATGTAGCCCTTGTGAGAGACGGGACTGACGTAAGATTTTATATAGCTGGTGTCAAACAAACAGGGACGGTTATCCAGGCAATCGGTTCTTCGGCAATGCCCAATTTCGCTACAGCCGCTCTTCAGATAGGAATTTGTCAATTCGACGCTGATATAATCGATAGATGTTTCATTGGGTGGTTGGATGATGTAAGGGTCGGTAACTTGGCAAGATATGATGCGAACTTCACTCCAGGAGAAGAATCTTCTACCTCCGCCGGAAGGGTGTTTCTTGTTGGTTCTACGAGACCGGTAAAAGGAGTAAAATTTTATATCCCAACCGGAAACGGAAATGTTTCTACGTCATCATTAACAATGAAATACTACGACGGAGCCGACTGGGTTTCAAGGACTATATCCGATGGAACAGCGAGCGGAGGAGTTTCTCTTTCTCAGACAGGATGGGTAACTTGGACAGAGCCTCAAAACTCCGATTATTCCACGAAAGAGGCGAAGCATTATATCGAAGGGTATTATTTGTTCTGGTACCAGTTTTCGTTGAGCGCCGGGAACGCTACAATCTATCACGCAACAATCCAAATGAGATTCCAGAATATTGTTGACGCTTGGGATGGAAATTTTAGGGAAGTTGCTCTATGTTTTATAAAAACCGGAGACCACGCGAACGACGCTCTAAACGACCAAACACTTAATGTCTTAAACATAGATGATTACATCGAAGCTGATACAAGTTCATATATGTGGGTGGCTGTCCACGAAAGTGATGAATATCATTGGACGTTTTATAAAGATGGAACATCTTACATTGTGGCAGGATTTACAGAAAGACAGACAGCTTTGTATATTGATATCCCAATGAAATACAGCAATCCGGACACGGCTCAGGATTATATATTGACTGTAAAGTTCTGGAACGGTTCCGAGTGGACAAGCGTAGGTCAGATTGCCGATGGGACTTCAATTACTGATGGAGGCACTTCTAAAAAGAGAACATTCGGGCAGACCGGAGTAATTGTTTGGCACAACAAGAATTCTCTCGGAGAGAGAAAGAAATCTATCAACGGGAGTTATCCGCTGTATTATTATCGATTGGAAGTCAGCAATGATTTAGACGACGATAGAGAAATCCGCATAAACTATATTGCCGGGATACCAGTTGAAAATAAAATAGAGGGGCATTCGTTTGGGATACACGCAGCCGACAGGTTGATGCTTGCATGCGACAACTTCCAATTTAAAAATCAGATATATATCTCTGCTCAAGACAGACCAGAAGTTCTAAATGGAACTGACTCGAAAAAAATATCATTTGGTGGGGAAGAAGCTTTGACTTGTGGGATTCCTGTTTTTGCTCAATACGCTTCGAACATTTACAATATCATTTTGCTGTTCAAGAGCAAGGAAACGTGGATTCTACAATGGAATCAGTCTTCCAGCGGAACATCTTGGAGCAGGTTCTGCATTTCTCCTACTGTAGGATGCGCGGCGCCGCGGACTTTAAAATCAGCTTCTGTTAAATTCGGAGATGATGTCGGTCAGACGAAAAACATTGCTATTTGGAGAGGACACGATGGGATTTATATTTCCAACGGTCAAGCCCCGTTCTGTGTTTCCGACGATATCAGCAACGTGTTTGATGCTTACTCGACACATCTTACTCCGGTAACTTCAGCGGTCAAGGTAAACAAAAGCATGATTCTTGACGAATTCGCTTTTGTTGACGAGGAAAAGCAGGAGTACCACTGGCTGTTCGCTTCCGGGTCGTCTACAGTTCTAGACAAGGAATACGTTCTCGATTTAAAGCAATGGAAATGGTTTGAAATCGACCGCGGTTGGGTAATCGATGTTTCAACTTATGATTTACAATGTGGCTGTTCTGTGATAGATACCAGTGGTAACAAATACACCTATGGGTTTATTGAATCGGGATACTGCATGAGGCTTGAAAATTCATACGCTACAGACACAGCCGATTTGTATTGCACACTGGTATTAGGGGATTTCCTCCCGTATAAAAATCATCTTATTGAAAGCAGAATAAATAAGGTCGGTCTTGTGTGTGCAAAGAAGACAGCATGCACAACGGTTGTTTTGAGGGATTATGTAGATGGGTGCACAACCTCTGAGACGGCGCAGAACATTACCATTACTGATTCAACCCATAATTTCTCAAAGACAATAACCGATTATAATACAGCAGTCGGGTCGTTTCATGCGATTTCACTTCAGCACCAGTCTACTTCTGCTGCTGAAAACGCAAAAGGTTTTGAGCCGTATTATTTATCTGTTTATGTCCAAAAAGAAAGAGAGTCCAGAGATTAGGAGGATATATGATAGGATTTCAGAATAAAGGCGGGAGGATAACTCCTTTTCTTAATCAGTATTACGCAACATCAGGGAACGTTCCGTCTCCGGAAATTCTTGAGAATATCGTCAGGGGAGAGGTCAACGCTGCCTATCAAAACCGCAACGCAGCAGAAGAGCTCGCTTTAAGGAAAAGAGCTTTTGACGAAAATCTTAAAGAAGCTAAAAGGGCTCGTCAGCAGGGACTTGTTTCGAATATTCTCGGTCTTGGAACTTTTGCTTTAGCAAAGGCTCCAGAGTGGGCTCCATATCTTGGGAAAGTTTGGGATAAATGGTTTCCCGGTAAACAAGATATGGGATTAAGCAAATTTGCCGTTGATACAAACGCCGGATGGAATATGAACGATTCCGGAATGAATATCGGGGTGCCACTGCAAGCCAACCAACCGACCGGAGATATGCAAGGGGAGGCAATTGCAAATTATTACGGGAACAGACCAAAAGACCTTGGCGTTGTTTCAAAAGTATTTAATACAAACAAGCCAATGGTTGCTCCTGCTCCTAAAAAAGATTCTGTGAAGGCGCCTATTGTGCAAGCACCCCCGAAGACACTAGCGGCTAATCAGACAAGTTATTCTCCTTTGACACAGGATGAGCAAAGAAAGCTTTTAGATTACTACAAGGAAACTGGAGGGGCGTCAAAAGATTATCCCTCTTACCCTCTTGTGTCTGGTGTTTGGAACTTGATGAAAACGGCAGGGACTCTCGGAGGGGCTGGTCAAGGAAGGGCTAAGAACGTGATACTGGACAACGTTGTGCAACGGATGAGGCAATACGGAACTCCGGAGGGGTTGCAGGGGCAGATAGTAAATTTCAGCAAAACAAAGAACCCGAATGATAATCCGTACCAGTTCTTGGATGAAGCAAGAAAATTAATAAGTGAGTACGACGCAAGCCATCCTCGTATTAACTTATAGGAGTTTGTTATGGAAAACTTAAATTATTTTACCCAGCCGATTATCAGTCCATTATCAAGAATGGGAAGCTTTTACGAGCCCTTCAGTATAGATGCCATTATCAACTCTACAGTTCAAAACAGAGCTGAAACATTGCGACCTAAAATAAGAGAGTTTTATTTACAGAAACAGACAGAAGAGCAAAACGAAAAACTCGCAACCGAGCAAGAAAAGCAGAAGCAACTTGGAGCGACCATGAGTGGTCTTCGGCAGGGAATCGAAATGCTCTCTGCTCCAAAGTATACCGAGAACAAGGAAATCGGAGGACAGAACACTGGAGAGAAGGCGGCGCAGGAAGCGGGGAGATTAGAGGCTCAGTCTGAAGCAGGAAGCGACGTCTTACAGACAAATCGAGCGTATGAGACAACCAAAGGAAATATTGAGGAAGCCGTAAAGGATTTAGACGTTGGCGCCTACCAAAAGGCAGTTGGCATCCTTCCGGGGATAGCCCAAAATGCTATGGGTGCTTATGATTTATACAACAAAGTAGAATCAGGAACTGCTACGGCTGAAGATTACGCAAACTTTGGGATTTCGGCTACAGGGGCAACGGGGAATGTAATGAGGGCGCTTGGAGAAAAAGGAGGTTCGCTCTATGATGCCGGAGGTGCTCTAGGAGGAACCGCTGGGGCGTTAGGAGGAGGACTTGGAGCTTATAAAGGTATTCAGGGTATTTTGAACAATCCAAATGACCCGTCAAATTATATCAACACCGCAATAGGCGTGGCACAGGCTTATGAAGGAGCGAATGCTCTTTTAAGCCCTGTTCAGGCAACAGCTTCCGGCGCCCCCTCTGGGATAAGCAAAATCGGCTCCAGTCCTTTCATGTCGGCACTCCAGGGTATAGCCGGAGGGTATAATATTTCACAGGGGAGTAAGAGCCCAGTTGATTATATGGCTGCCGGCGGAGCCGCATTACAAGCTGCTGGAGCAGGGTTAAGTTCTATAGGAGCTACTGGAGTAGGAACGGCAGCGAGTTCAGCTGGGAGTGGTCTTGCGTCCGCTACCCCTTGGGGAGCAATTGGCGCCGCTGCTCATGGTCTCGGAGAACATCTTGAAAAGCACAACCCAAAAGACTCTTTTGTTGGAAGGTTGGGAAGAGGAATTTCCGGAGGGACTGGAGACTTCTTGTCGACTGATGACAAAACAGCTGGAGCGATTTCTGCGTGGGGAGCAGACCCAACGCACTCAGTCCACAAGGCTTTAGATTTAGGACTGGAACAAGGCGACTATATAGGGGCTCTGAAAGCCTTTGCAATAGAGCCATTTGAAGATATGTTTGGCTGGTAGGAGGATATATGGATTTCGGAACAGCATTAGGCGGAATAACCCAAGGAATCATGCAAGGCATTGACATGACGAACCGTTTCAATGAAATGCAAAACGTCCAAGATGAACGTGAGATTCGTAAAATGCAAATGGACAGGCTGAAGGCTCCGTATGACCCGACGACTGATTTTCCGGGATACGAATTTCTCCCGGCTGAAACACAGAAGCAAATGAAAGACTACGTTTCCAGAAATGGCGGGAACAGGATGGCTTTCCAGAATTTTGTAAACGACATAAGTACAAATGCTGATGTAATGAGTAATTTGATGGGAGCTTCTCTTAACGCTAAGAAAATGAAATTCGAAGCCAGAAGAGACCAGTACTTAGATATGGACGAAAAAACTCCGGAAGCCCAGTCATTCAAGGAACAACTCATGAACGAATATGAAAAAATAATGCCAGCGGAGCAGCAGTACGCGCTTTGGCTCACGAGGTCAAAGCTCCAAAAATTAATAGAAAACGCTCCCGCGGAGTATCGAGAGCAGATTGCATTTGCTGCACAGTCCGGAGACCCAAAAGTCGTAATGGACACCTACACAAAAATAGTGGGTGACAAAGACGCCATAGCAAAACTCGTGCAAGGAGAGTCTTTAAAGCACTATTACAGGATGATTGAGAATAATCAGAAAGAAAACCTGCGTAGCCAGCGTCCGGAAAAGGAAAAGCAGCCTTCTGTGAGTGATATAATGAAGTTCAGGGATTTCTTTGAACAGAACAAAGACAGCATAACTCCCGAGACACTTCCGGAGTTCCAAAGGATTGCCGACGCTGCTGGTTATGAAATAGTCCAGTCTCCCACGAGAGAAAGATATAATTGGTGGGGGACGAACGTTCCTTTCTTCGGCTCCGAGTGGAAACCCGGGAAAGGTTCTTACGCTTTAAAAGAAAAATCTGGAGTTGCCCAGAGAGCGATGCTGCCTCCTCCGGCTCCTGATGTGATTAACCCAGGAGACCTAAGCGGAATCAGCAAGGATAGATTCAGCTACAACACAAACCTCGGGGGAAAGATTGAGGTTGATTTGCCAAAAGCGACACAGCAGGGACAGTTAGTCCCGAGAGATGTTGCTGCAAAAATATATAAGATGTTTGGCGGAGACAAAGAAAAAACAAAAGAAATAATCCTCGCACAGGGATATTCAGGAATCGAATAATGGCTGGATGGGATTTTTTAGACACGTTAGATTCACCTCAACCAAAGGAAGTTGACGGCAACTGGTCTTTTTTGGATACGCTGGATTCTCCTCAAAAGCCTATCGCAAGACAACCAAGTGGTGAAAGCTTTCAGGATGTGTCTAATAGAAGCCTCTTAGATGAGTTCGCTCTTGGAATCAACAGAGGAACCGAGCAACTCAAATCAAGTTTATATGGATTTGGAGGGATTGTCGGTTCTATTATTGGAAATGAATCTCTCAAACAGGCTGGTTTTAAAGGGTTTCAGGAACACGAAGCCGAAGCAGCAAAATACCCCAAAGCGGTAAACCTTAAAGATGTCACACTGGGAACGTTTCCGAGTCTCTTAGTCGGAACCATCGGAGAAGTTGTCCCTTCAATGGTTGAAGCTGCCGCGACGACCTTAGCCGGAACAATCCTCGGAGCTGCGACCGGAACTGCCGTTGCTCCAGTAGGCGGAACAGCGGTCGGAGCTGCTGGTGGGGCAGCTACTGGACTCGCTGGAATATTTGCTCGACAAGCTGGAAGAAACCTAATGAAAGAAGCTGCCGAATCTTTTGTGAAAAAAGGCATAGCAAGAGAAACGGCTGAGGTGATGGCTAAGGAAGAAGTCAAGAAAATAGCCACAAACGAACTTGTTAAGATGGGTGCAAGGGCTGCCGGCTCGAAAGCTGGGATGTTCGCCGGAGTTCTGCCGATGGAATCTGGTGGAAACTGGGGAGAGGCTCTTAAAGAATACGGAATCGACAATCCGTGGTCTGCTCTGGCGACCGGAACTATGGCTTCCTTTTTAGAGTTTGCTGGTGGTAACTCTCGTGTAATAAGAGATGTCCTCGGAACAGCCGAAGAAAGCGCCTTCAGGAAAGCCATAGCTTCAGCGGACACACATGCCATTGTCAGAATAGCCAAAAAAGCTATCACCCAGGGAGGTGAAGAAGCTGCTCAGGAAATGGGTCAGGAATTTCTCTCGCTGGCTAATATTGCCGTAAATGACCCGAAATTTGAGATGTTCACCAAAGATAATATGTGGAGAATTCTCGAGTCTGGCTTTGGCGGTTTGGTAGCTGGTGCCGGAGGTGGAGTTGTTTCTGGAATTGTTTCACCAAAACCAGGAGGCAAGACAGACCTCACCGCTCCTCCTGACGAAACAAAAGAGCAAGCAAAAATTATTCTCAATGATTCAGAAAGAAAAGAAATCCTGAAATATGCTGAGGATAAATTAGACGAGCTCAACAAAAAAGATATCGCCGGGACTATCACCGCAGACGAAAGAGCTGAATTTAATTTCCTGAAGGAAAATTCAACATCTCCAGAAGCTATCGTATCTCAGTATCAGCCGAAAGCCCAGCCGTCTATAAGTATAGACGTTTTGAAAGGCGTCGGATTTACAAAAGAGCAAATCGATAAAATGGATTTGCCTACGATTAGCTCCACTCTTCAGGTCGTCTCGAAACAAATTACTGAAAGAGCAAAACCAAATGCGGATGTTATTTACGATGCCGTAGTTGACGGCAAAAGAGGAATCGAGTGGCATACCAGAGGCGGCAAGAGCGGATTCGTGGAGATGGGCGGCTCCGAGCAAATTACTCGAGATAGTGCCCAGAAAGCTTTCCAGGAGGCTGTCCAAAAAGAAAAAGAAGAAGCCGCCTTGATGTCAAAAGCTTCTCCTGAAGAAAAACAAGCATATCAAGTCAAGAGTGTCCTCGACAGAATTCTTGCTTATTTCAACAGAAATGCTCCTATTGACCCTAGCGGAAAAGAACAGCATGCCAAATTAATGAAAGGGAAGGGATTCCAGTTTAGCGCCCTAAGAAGAAGGGCTACCGGGAACCCTACTGATTCGGATTTAAAATCAGCATTTAAACATTTGGATTCAAATTATGTCGGGAAAAGAGTCCGGCTTAACGACGGAAGAGAAGCTGTTGTTGTAAGTGGAAAGGGTAAAAATGTCACTGTTATTTTTTCTGACGGGATACAGAAAGATGTATCAAGAGGAAATATCGTAACTCCCAAAGCAACCAAAGCTGAAGCGATAGAGTATTTAAAACAGAAGGGGCTGGATGAAGTAGACCAGCTAATCAACACCTACAAAGACCTCTTCCCTGAAGTCTTTGAACAGACAAAAGAACAGCGTAAAGTGAAGAGAATTACAGGTCTTTCTCCTGAACTTTCTCAGCTCCTGGTAGATAATGGAATTACTTCGGAGCAAGCGGCAAGTCTGCCTCCGGAAAACGTTAAAGCTATTTTGGGTTACCTTTCAACAAAAAAGACCACGGTGCCCGATGATAGAAAATCAATGTTTAACTATGTTGAAAAGTTATTCAACGGCATATTGGGATTTAATTTTGAATTTAACTATTTTGACTTCAACCTAAAAGACCCGATAGACGTAACAACTCCTGAAGGGGTTGCCCGGTTAAAAGAATTGGGGCACACGCTTGAGGGAGTGTTGAAAGCATTAGGAGTGACTTATGAACAACTCAAATCAAAAGGCGGCAGAATTAGTATCGCAATCCAAGGACGACACCACACGGTTCAAGGTGTGGATAACAGACGAACCCAAAGTTGCTGGGTATTTAAGGGTTCCGACCCCACCACAGTTATTCACGAAGCTCTTCACGGATATTGGAGAGAGCGCGGCTTCCAAGGCTGGAACGCAGACGAAGAAACCGTAAACCTTTGGCTGGAGAAACAGTTCAATGGAAGAGAATTCAAAGACAAAGCTGAATTTGAAGATTGGCTTGAACAGAAGCGAAACGAATTTAATGCTGCTCAGCCAAAAACTAAAGAAGGGGTTTCCGCAGGGACGAGATATAAAACAGGAGAAGCGTCAAGGGCTCCTCCCGGATTTAAGAGCTTACAAGAAAGAGCTGCGGAGACATTTGGTCATACGGAGTTTTTTGAAGAGGCTGGGTTTATAAACAACGACGGAAATCTTCTTGATTTTAGTGGTAGAAGTTTGCCCCCAGAACAGAGACACCCAGGTGGTTATAGGGCTTTGGAGCATAGGTATATTTCTTGGATTACCGGAGAAGAACATCCTATCGCCTCGATTTGGAAATATTTGCTTACCGGAGCTATACGGGTCGATGGAAAGATGGGCGCTATCGAACTTGGGGAAAGACCCACACTGGAGCAGATTGATAAAATCTACACCCTTGCTGAAAAATTTAACGGGAATATAGTGGTTGATTTGCACGAGTGGAAGAATGTTCCTAAAAAACCGGATTATGGATTTCTGCTGAACAACGATAGGCTCTGGGGAGACCAGTACGATAAGGGGACTTCTCCTCAAAAGATAATATCTGATATCAATAAATTCTACGACGGCGGAACACCTGTCGTGAAGCATATAAATTACAAGGTTGGGGAACTCTCGTTAGATGAAAGACTCAAAGGCGTTCCTGAAAAATTCAAAGACAAACCTGTTACTTTAACTCACTGGTCTCACAAAAGAGGTCTAAGGACTCTTAATCCTAAATATTTCGGTACCGGATTTGCCGGTCAGGAGAGAGATAGATTCGGGAAAAGTTACGTACCGCAAATGTATTACGGAGTGAAAGGGTACACGAAAGAACACGGGCTCGGGAAGGAAACATATAAGGGATTAGTAGAAGGGAACGATTTATACAACCGAGACTACGACCCGTTAAACCTGATGCCGACTCCAAAAGACCTCACACGAAGAGGGTTTGCTCCTTTCGACCAGAACGAAAAACACAATCTATACGACCGCAGGATTAAAGAAGCTGGATACAAGGGAATGTACTCGGAGACATATGATGTTGTTTGCATGTTCACTCCCGTTGAGGTTGAGCAAGTGAAACCGAGACAGACAGCCTATAAGACAGGCGAAATAATGCCCGGGTTTTATTCGCAGCTTATTACTGTCGTAGATAAACACCTGAAAGAAATGCCTTCTAAAATTCAGTCTATTATAGGTTACCTCGAAAGGAAACAGGTTAAACCCGCTGAGCTCAAATGGATGGCTGTGGAACAGTGGCTAAAAGAGAACGAAGTCAATGGAGTTATCGACAAGCAAAAATTCCTCCAGTTCCTAAAGGACAATCAGATTGAGATACAAGAAGTGACAAAAGGTGCCGGAGAATGGAAAGGCGATGAATATTTTGTAAATGGGAACAGAGAGGCAAATGTTGGGTATAGCGACGGAGAGGGATGGTATTTTGAAAGCGATACATCGGAAGCAACAGAAATATTCGAGACAAAAGCCGAGGCGATGAAAGCAGCAGAAGAAGATGTTATCGGACTTTATGGGAAAGCAGAAACAAAATTCGCTCAATACCAACTCTCCGGTGGAGAGAATTACAGAGAGTTGTTGCTGACGTTGCCAATCCAACATGAAACTTTAAAATATGATTTAAAAAATGTGAACCCCATTCTTCCCGGAGAATACGAAGCCACGAACCCGGATATGTTTTGGTACTTCCGAGCACCTGACCAAGTTTACCAAATCCCCAAATCAAGATATCCTAACGAGGGAGAAGCTAGAGAATATGTTATTCAAAGGAAGACTCCTGCGGTAGAAGCTGATTATAAATCATCTCACTGGGACGAACCCAACGTCCTCGCCCATATAAGGTTCAATGAACGCACGGACGCTGAGGGCAATAAAGTCTTGTTTATTGAGGAAGTCCAGAGCGATTGGCATCAGGAAGGGAAGAAGAAAGGGTATGCCGTCAGTGGTGAAGTAGACAAAGAACTTGCAAGATGGGTCGCACAAGATAGAAGTGGCAATATTGATGATGAATGGTACCAATCGACTCTTGATAAATTACAAGATAAATATAATTTAGCTACAGACGATGCTGGGGATTTAGGCGAACAACTCAATAATATTTTAAGGAAACAAAAAGAAGGTGTTCCCCCCGCACCCTTCGCTGAGAACTGGCATGAACTGGTGATGAAACGTATGCTCCGGTACGCAGCTGAAAACGGCTACGATAAGATTGCGTGGACAACTGGAGAGCAACAGGCGGAACGGTATAATCTTAGCAAACACATAAGCGAAGTTCATTACAATGAAACAAGACAGGGATTGACGGCATATGACTTAAATAAAGAACCCGTCATTGTTAGAAGTAATGTTAAACCGGAAGATGTTGAGAATTATATCGGGAAAGAAGCGGCAAAAAGATTATTTGATAACCCAGAAACATCCACTGTAAAAGGTGCGGAAAATATGAAGATGTTCCGGCTGGAAGGCGCAGACCTCAAAGTCGGCGGCGAGGGAATGAAGTCCTTCTACGACCAGCTCATCCCCGGTTTTATGAATCGTTACGTCAAGCAGTGGGGAGCGAAGGTTGGAGAGAGCAAGATTGATACAACAACCCAACGAGGTGATGCGTGGGTTGTTTACCAAGACGGTGAAATTTATGATGGGTTCAGAACGGAAAAACAAGCAAAAGATTTTATAGGACAGTTTGGAAAAGAAGACCAAAATCGGTTTGAGATAAAATATGAAGGGGATACGGCGAGGGCTTCCACCGTCCCCTCCGTTGACATAACTCCTTCCATGAAGAAAGATGTCCTCGAGAAAGGACAGCCAGTTTATAAAACTGGCAACCCTAGAGATATAGGGACTTATATATTGACAGGAGAGACAAAACCGAAGCGCTTTACGAAAGTATCAGAGATAGCAAAATATCTCACAGAGCAAGGAGCGAAGGCTGGGATAATTGATTGGCAAACCGCCACCGGTCGTCAAAATAAGACTGTAGAAAATTCATTAAGAAAATTCTATGAGATTTGCTCCAAGAGATTCCCCGAGTCCTTGGAGTGGTACAAACAGGATATTGAAACTACTTTTAATACCTTAGAAGAAATATATCCCGAGCTTAAAGAAAGAGGTAATAGGGGCATGATGACCCTTGCTTTGGCGATTACTTCAAATGGAAACGAGACGACTAAAAACGTCGAACTTGCCGCAAATGTATACGAAAACTACAAAGCTAAAAAAAGATTCTCTATGACGCTAGACGCGACCAGAAAAGAAACAATCGACACCCATTTGGCTCTTGCCAGAAAGCTAAGGAAGAACTTTAACTCTGATGAAGAATTTATTGATTGGCTGCTGGAGGTTAAAACAGCTAAGGAAATTAAAAACGAGGTCAGTAAAATATTAGGAATCTCGGCAGAAGAAGCTCATGTTATAATTTCAAACACAAGTGATGATTTCAGGATTCCGAGAGCGGCTATGTTTGGTTCTAAAATAGGTTCTTTTTTCGCTAATATGAACGGAGACTACTCTCATCTAACAACGGATATGTGGTTTATGAGAACGGTAGGGAGAATAACAGGAGACCTGTCTACGGTAGACGAAGATATTTTCAATCAAAAGCAAGAAGAGTTCATTCAATCAGTTGAAAATGCACCAAAGGCTGGGAGGCTGATAAGTTGGCAGAAAAGCCTGTTCGGAGAAGACATAGAACCTTATGTTCTGTCTCTTGAAAGAAGATTCTCGAACGAAAACTTCAGAGACACAGTGAATGCTCTTGAGGGTGGAGAAGAGCTTCGTAAGGTAACGAACAGTTTTGCAAAATATATTAAAGGGAACCTGAAGGAAAGTCCTTCGAGCGGAAATCATCGCCAGTGGTTGTATGACAGAATCAAAAACATCACCAAACCTGGAGAGGACATGGCTTCTGTCCAGGCTGCTATGTGGATAGGGGAAAAGGAGGTTTATCGTGAACTTGGAGCAAAACAGAAAAAGGGGGACTACTTCTCTAAGGGAGCCTCCGTCTTATGGGAAAAGCATTTTGGAAGACCACTTGGAGGCATTGCAAGGGGAACAGGACGAACAGGACGAAACATCCGTTCCGCTTTTACAAAAAATATTGAGTCTGAAGGAAGAGGAATAGAGACTAAATTATTTAAAAAAATATATGATGTTGTGATGAGCAGACCGGATGGGTTTACTATCGAAGTATCCAACGGAGAAAACCAGACAAAAGGCTGGGTTGTCTCTCCAGCAAAAGAAACAGAGCTTCGGCTTGATAAATTCACGCGTCAGGATGCGATTGATTATCTTAATAAATTTAAAAAGGTTTTCGAATCAGACCCAAGGGCTTTTTTTGGTGGATGGTTCGACACCCAGACGAACAAGTTTGTCCTTGACATATCCTTTATAGTCGAAGATAAAGAGACAGCTCTTTATTTAGCAGAGATAGGGAATCAGGATGCTGTTTTCCATTTGGACGACTTGGGAACCGATATTAACCCGGAGGTAAGGAGGGAAGATGGAATCAAAGAACTCAGACAAAGCGGTGTTTATTCAGAAAGCAAAAGAGACTCCCTTCGAGGAGTTCGTGAAAGTCTGCTTACGGAGATTAGAAGAGCAAGGGTTGATACCACCCAGTCCAGTCTCTTCAAAACCGGAGAAATTACCCTTGAAGAGGTAGAAGATGAATCCCAGAAAATTGTCCTGGAGCAAGCCAAGAGAGCCGCGACTCCGAAGAAGGAATTTGTTTTCACTCCAAAGAAAAACATCCCTCTAACAGTTCAAAGAAACATTCCGCCTGAATTCCAGGATGTCGTCTATGAGACGATTGCCAACGACGAAGAAATCGCCAAAGCTGATTCCATCATGACGAGCAAGGAGGCGGTTATAAGATATGCCACAAATCCTGAGTTGGTTCCGGCTGGGATTCGTAAAACGGCGGCAATGGTATCGGCTATAAATTTTGCCCAAAAACTAAACGACCCTGAACTGTTTATGATTCTCGGAGGAAAAGATAGTTTCTTGAAGTATTCTTCTTACGTCGCTCAAGAACTTCAGCTCCTTAGAGAACTTTACAAAGATTCGCCGGCGATTGCTATAAGAGAAATCAATATCGTAAGGGAGACGGAAGCTGTTAAGAAAGACTCCAATATAAAACAAAGAGCAAAAGAACAGACAAACGTAGGGAAACAGACCGTGAAGGCTGATGTGAATAGAAGTATAAACAAAGAAGCAACCCGAAGGCTTATAGACTTAATTAAATGCTAAGGTGATTTATGTCCTGGTGTCTACCGAAATATATTGCTGAAGACTTCAAAAACAAGGTCGATAGAGGAGTTATCGACATTAAGAAACTTTCCAACATGACATCTGATGAAAGAAGGGATTTTTTTGAAACATTTGTCGGAAAAGAAAACGCTAAACAACTGAATGCTTCTTTTGAGTCTAAACTTCTTCTAAAATCCCAGCAGAAAGCGCTGGAGGGGTGGGTTGATAAAATGTCAGGATTAAAACCTGAACTCAAGAGAGATACCCTTGCCAGAATTCAAAGGTTACAAGCCGCTCTCGAACCTAATCAGATGGACGAGTTCTTGAGCGATTTTGTCGAACAGAAATTAGGCATGAAGGTTACATATCAAGAGGCAGTGACAATCTCAAAATTAGCCCAGGAAGTAAAAGCAAAAAAAGACAAAGACCCTCACAGTGTCGAGTACGGTCTTGCGAAGGTTGCTTTTGATGATTTTGTATCAACGTTAAAGACGAGGGCTGAAGAGATACACCTGAAGGATTATTTTACAAACCCACTCAGCACGATATGGAAAACCATCAAGGTCACCCCCGGTGTGACGAAATCATTTAAGGCTTCGTTAGACCATTCAGCTTTATTCTTGCAAGGATGGAAGATGCTCTGTACTCATCCGGGTACGTGGTTTAAGTCAGCCGCGAAATCTTTTGGAGTTATGTGGGATAGTTTTATAGGGAATAATCCCCTAGATATGTTTCACGCCATAACAGTTTCAGACCCGCTGTATGATGTTATGAAGCGCGCAAAGCTAGACGTATACGGTGTTAGGGAAGAGTCGTTCCCGTCTGCTATCCCTAACAGATTCTGGATTCTCGGAAGATTCTACAAGACAGCGGAGGCTGGGTTTGTTTATTTTAATCAAAAAAACAGAGTCGATGTATTCAAGTATTACTACTACCTTGCTAAAAAATCAGGAGTGGATGTAGAGGATGTCGACCAACTCCAGTCTATAGCCAAGCTTTGCAATTCACTCACAGCCAGAGGTCACCTCGGAAAAATAGAGCCAATCGCAAGCACTTTAAATAATGTGTTCTTTTCTCCGAGGAACCTAAAGGCTAATTTTGACGTATTAACAGCCCATGTGTTCCAGAAGAGGGTTTCTAATTTTGTAAGGATTCAGGCTGCTAAAAATCTTTTCAAGATTATAGTAACAACGGCTATTGTGCTTGCAATCGCCGATGCCCTCGACGATAAATCTGTTGACTGGGATGCGAGGAGTGCTAACTTTGGAAAGATTAAAAAGAAAAATACGCGATTCGATGTTACCGGCGGAATGGGGTCTATTGTCGTTCTCGCAAGACGGTTTACTTCCTGGAGCATAAAAAGCTCTACCACCGGAAAGATTACGAAGCTAAACACCGGGAAACCATATTCTCCAACGGTCATGGATGTTAGCGTGAATTTTTTCAGCAATAAATTTTCTCCTACAGCCGCATTAATGAGAGACATTTTCCTTACAGGTACGGACTTTGAAGGGAAACCAATCAAAGCCTCGAATGCTGTTGCGGATTTAATAGTTCCCCTTGGGATACAAAATACTTACGATACACTAAAAGACCCAAATTCGGCAGATGCTATAGCGGTTATCTTAGCTGATACATTTGGTATCGCTGCGAACACTTATAAATAAGTATTGATTATTGCTTATGATTTGATATAATTTATACAGGAGAACAAAATGTCAATAAACCCTTTAGTACAAACAGCAAACGCAAGCGAGGTAACAGAGGCACAGAACACCGTCGTTACCGAAAACAAACTAAAGATTATAAGCACTCTTTCAGAACTCATCGATAAAAAGTGGTCTGACGCTAAGAAGGCTAAAGAGACCGTGGAAGATGATATGCTTTGCTCTGTCCGCCAAAGGAACGGAGAATACGAACCAAAAAAACTAGCCGATATTAAAGAAGCTAACCAGCCTGAAATCTTCATGAATATAACCGACACAAAATGTCGTAATGCGGTCGCCTGGATAAAGGATATCCTCATGACGGGTGATAGGATTTTTTCAGTAGACCCTACTCCGATACCAGAACTACCACAAGAAATAACAGTTTCTATTCAAGAGAATGTTCTCACGCAGTTTATCCAAATGTTTGCCCAGCAAGCCATCCAAACTGGTCAGATGATTCCTGGGGATGCGATGCGGCAGATTATCGTAGAAAACCAGCAGCAGATAAAAGATGAAGTACAGGCTCAGATTAAAAAAATAGCCAAAAAGCTTTCAGAAGGAGTCGCCGATAAAATAGACGATGACTGGATTGAGGGGGGATTTTACGAAGCCCTCGAAGAAGTAATTGACGACGTTGTCGGATTAAAAGCTGGGATAATGAAGGGTCTTGTCCTGAGAAAAGTCAAAACGAGACAGACATCGTTCGGACAGGACGGTCTCCTTAAAAAAGAAGTTGTCTATAAAATAGTTCCCCAGTACGAAAGAAGAAACCCGTTTTGCATTTATCCGTCTCCCTATTCTACGGATGTGAACAAGGGATATCTTTTTGATGTTATAACCCAGAAGCCCAGCCAGCTTTACAACCTTATAGGCGTAGAGGGATTTAACGAAAAAGAAATAAGAGATGTTTTGAGAGAGTTTTATGCTGGAGAGCTTAAAAAAGACTGGTTAGTCCTGAGCGATTCCGCAAAAGAAGGCATGGGAGATATGGACAAGTACACCTCCAAGGAAGAGTATCCGGACGAAAATATCTACTGCCTTGAGTTGTGGGATGAAATCGAAGGAAGAATGTTAAGGGATTGCGGCATTGATGTGGAAGACGATGATTGCTCGTACCCTTGTGTTATTTGGAAAATAGGGAACCATATCATTAAAGCGATGTTAAATTATGACCAGCTTGGCAGAAAACCTTTTTCCAAGGCTTCGCTGCAAAACATAAACGATTCCTTCTGGGGGAAAAGCTTGCCGGAGATTATATCCGACTGCCAGCAAGTTTGTAATGCTTGTGCCCGGGCTACCTTAGCCAACGTCGGAATCGGGTCTCTCCCACAGGTCGTTTTAAACACGGACTTGTTAGAGCCAAACGCCGTTTACAAACTTTTCCCCGGAAAGGTTTGGAAGATGACCACGGAGCAAATGCTCAACAGCAACAAGCCTGTAGACTTCTTTTCGCCTCAAATGGTCATCGACAAACTGTTGACGGTTTATAATACGTTCTCGAAAATAGCAGACGAACACTCCGGAATCCCGGCTTACGCGCACGGAGACACCGCTGTCGGAGGCGCTGGGTCTACTTCGAGCGGATTGCACCAGTTAATCCAAATGGCGGCGAGAGGGATAAAAGCTATTGTGAGAAACATAGACCTCCATATCATCGTCACTTCTCTTCAGAGGCACTATGATTATCTTCTCGACAACCAGGAAATTTTTGGGATTATGGGAGACTATAAATTCGACGGTCGAGGGACTGCGATTCTGATGAAGAAAGAAAACGTAGCCCAGAGGAAACTTGAATACATTCAAATGACTGCCAATCCTCTCGATATACAACTCGTTGGAGTGGAAGCAAGAAGAAAGATGCTATTTGAAGTTGCTAAAACAATGGGTATTGACCTGGATGAAAACGAGCTCCCTCCGATGCAACAGGCGCCTCAGCTTGCTGCACCGCAAGCGCCGCCTGAGAATCTTGACCAGGCTGGGAACCCAGTTCAGGGAACAGAAACACGCCAATTTAATAAGGAGCCAAAATGATAAGACCGGATGAAAAAATTTTAGAAGCGATTGTGAAGCTAGAGTCAAATACTTTATTCATTGAAATTGTAAAATGGATAGAAGACTCTTTGCATGCCCAGAACACTTTAAATAATCACCTGAGAGACCAGGTTGACATATTAAAGGGTCTCGGCAGGTCTCTGGAACTAGAAGAACTTTTGAACAAAATATCTAATGCAAGGAATTTTATTAAATGAGATATAGAACCGAAAAGGGGAATAGGGGTGACTTGCAAAAACCAAGCTCAAAAATGAGATATGTGGTTAATTCGAAGAAGTCTAACGTTTTCCCCAGCTCCCTTGGTAAGATAGGTGTCCTTGAGACGTTGACCCTTGGGATAGTAAAGACTACAGAAATAGACTTCGGTTCCACTCCTGTAATGGAGGCTACGTTTACGATTACAGATGCTGATATCGTTTCAACTTCGTACATAATAGGAGATATTGCTTATGTCGCCCCGACCGGAAAAGACCTAGACGAACTTGAGTTTGATTCATTTGATTTTAGATTCGTAGCCGGAACTGGTCAGTGTACTCTTTACGCAAAAGCTCTTGAAGGTCTCGTCGCTGATAAGTTCAAGATAAATTATGTTATTAACAAGACGATTTAGGAGGATATATGGCAGTAATTAAAAGTGGAGCTTCAACAGATACCTTAACAATCGATGCAACAGCAAAAGCAGCTAGAGTCACGCTTTACGATTCTTCTGGTCATGCGATAGATTCACACCTTTCTCTAGATGGAACATATCACGCGGGAGTTGCGATGGAGCAGAGTGTTTTCACGAGCACAAAAAACTCCTCAACTGCGAACATCTTGGCTGGGGCAACTTGGACAGGAACTTCTGAATCTACTTTAGGGGTTGCCGGAATACAGATTAATACATACCTCGACAAGAAGCACACCATAACGCTTTATCAGTCTATGGATGGGAGCAATTGGGATATTTCTGATTCCTACACGCACCCTGCAAGTTATGGTAGTGCTAGAACTTTTCAGGCTACAGCTTCCTACTATAAAGTAGCAGTAAAGAACGAAGCTGGAACCGATACCACAGCGGTAAGAATCCAAACATGCCTTTGCCCTACGGTAGAAGCAATTCCGAGAGCTTTAACAAGTGGAGGGAATCTACGAGTAACAGCTTGTGCAGAATGGCAATCTACAAGACTCACGACTGGCTTGTACGCAGTTAGTACCTTCAGGACTCTGGGAGCGGCAAGTTCTCCTCAGAACGTATTCACTTTAGAAAATCCTTCTGCTTCGACTGTGAATATAGCAATCAGGGGATTAAACGTCGCTACGGACTCGACGGCTGTTTTAACTTCGGTGGCACCACTGATGAAACTTTCTCGTACTACGGGTCTTCCGACAGGAGGAACTGCTTTAACTCCCGTTAAGTACCAGACCTCTTACGCTACTCCAACAGCGGTTCCAAGAGGAGGAACGGCTAGTGACGGAGGAGTCGCTACAGCGATTACGGCTACCGCAGGGAACTCGATGTGGACTCAATATACTGACAGACCACATACAGCGGTAGGATGGTTTACACATCCTGGCTATAATATGATTCCCGACGTTGGAACTGATTTAAGACAGATTATCCTAGTGCCTGGTGAAGCGGTTCTTATACAGGGGATTGAGAATATTGCGGCGACTACGCATATAATCGTAAATTGTTCTTGGATTGAATACACATCGGTGTAATATGCAAGCAATTGAGCTGACAAATTTTAACAAAGCAGGGGTTGTGACTACGGATAGCGTTACGGCTATATCAGATGTCGTTTTTAAAAAAGCACTTCCGTATGGTTTTCAGTATGTTGTGGCTTTGACGGTGGTAGACCAGGCTTCGCCAGTCGCAGCGTTTGCTTCAAACATGACCGCAAACGGTTTCAGGATTACGAGTTGGAATCCAAACGGAGGAGGAGGTTTAGGGGTTGCCCAGCCAAGCACGAAAGTTCACTGGATGGTGAGGGCAGTTTTTAACGATTAAAACACTTTAAAAAGCGAGAAATAAATGGTATAAATTTATAGGAGGAATTAAATATGGCGGCAAACACAATAGCTTCATCTACGGGTACAGCAAGCGGAACTGACCCAAACTTCATCGTAGCTTATAAAACAAACAATCCGGAGGCGGTTTATCTGATGATTAAAGTTACTATCGGAACGATGGTATCGGTATCGATTACATTTGATATCATCAATGATTCGATTTCAACCACGGACAAGTATCGAATCACCGCGCTTCAGGGGACAGACTTGGTATCGGATACGATGGTCATTAAATCATCGGGCAACTACAGAATCCCGGTTCCGATTTTTGCAAGCGAAAAGAAAATTTACGCGAACATAACACCTACTACTTCCGGTGCTGACGGTGTCATTGTCGCAGACTTTTTGGAGGCATAATCATGAGAAAGACACCTAACCATTTAATTCCTCGTAGCGACAGAGACATCTTGGGAGATGACAACAATAATAATTCATTCTCCAGTACAAACGTAGTTGCCAATGCAGACGGTTCTTTAATTGAAAGAGTCGAATACATTCAGACCTGCCTTGGCGGCTTAACTGGGCAGTTGAGATTCCAACAGTCCGCTTCAAACGTAGTAGAGGACGATTCCTATGCTCAGTTTGAAATAACCTTAATGGATATTGACTCCGGTGCTATTGCTTCAGCCAACATCGTCATAACGTCTATAGCCGTAGAGCTTGCAAAGTCTACCGGCGGTGGGGCGTTCAGCGCTGTGGGGATTACCCAGCCGACGTTTTCAAAAGCCAATGGAAGGGTCTATACTTCCAATAGATTTCTGGCGGCAGAATGGTCTGTAGGAGATACATACAGATTAACGGTCAGCGGAATTACTGTAACCTTCGGAACAGAAACCGCTTACGTTCCTCAAATGGTATGGTGCAATCTGATTACCGATATCATAGACATTGATACCGTTGTCGATGATATTAAGACCGACACCGACAGACTTCAGGACACCGCTATCACGGTTGCGATGACGGCAGGTTCTTTTGCTTCTTACATCGCAGGTAATAACGGAGGGCTTGGAGGGCAACTTCCCGCTTCGACTTCTCTCTACGATACCACGAAAAACATCTCAACGGTTGGAATCACTTCCGCTCCGGTGGAAAAGTCGCTTGCGGACATTCTGCATAAGGATGGTTCGTTTACCTACGATAACACCACGGATTCTCTTGAAGCGATAAGCGACGCAATTTCAGAAGGGACTTCTTCAGTTACCGCCGCCGCAGGTTCGACAACGACTACGGTAGTTGATGCGACCTTTACTCAGGGAGATAATTACTGGAGAGGTTGTCTAATGCTCTGTACCGCTGGAGACAATATTGGACAGGCTAGAATTGTAGATTCTTTTACAGCCTCAACGGATACCTTCAATTTTACTCAGGCATGGAGTGCCGACCCGACAGGAGATACTTTTGTTTTAATCTCTGGATATGGAGTTCTTGGGTGGCTTCCTCAAGCCGACGTAGCCGTAACCGATACAGTGACGACAACGGAATCCGATTGTGTTATCTTCAACCTTTCAACATCAGGGAACTCCTATAAGGTAAATTCCCTAAGACTGAAATTTGCAGACCCAGGTGCAAACACAGTCACAGTCAATCTTTCCGAGTTAATCAATGATGTTCTTACCGTGGTTGATTCGTTCACTGTAACGACAGCCAATTACGGAACGTATTTCAGTCTGTTCGATATGTTCGGATTGACTCAACTGGCTGGAGACAATCTGAAGATTTCGTGCGTGATGGATGCCGGGACTGCTGACGTAACTGGTCAGTATTCTTACGAGAAAGCGTATAGTGCATAAGGAGTGGAGTATGCACTTCAAAATAGAAAAATCAGAGGTTTGATATGGCTGAAAACACAACAACCAGAAATCCCCTCTCTTTCGGGGGAGGGGATTTTAATGGTGAGGTTAAATAAGGAGGTTTAATTATGCCACATTTTAAGAAACCACATTTTGTCTATCAAAAAGACCCCCGTCAAAGCGCTTACGGGATGATAATTGGCGTGTCTCCTTTTTATCTCGATAAAGGAGATAAGGGATACGACAAGTCATTCAAAACCGTTAAAAACGAAGAAGAAGGCTATAAAGGGGAAATGATAAACAGGATGATACCAGCAAACAAAAATGATTACAACGACTGGTACAATTCGCTCCCTAATATCGTGATTCAAAATCCGTTGTTGACTCCCGCAATTTATATCCCACATATCATTACAGAAGAAGGAGTTTTGTGGTGTTTCCAGTGGGTGCTTGATGAAACATACCGAAGGTATTGCAGCATTGAAGGCTTTAACAAGGAACACGCAAAAGCAATGATGCGTGAAATAAGTGCTCCGATTGTCAAGACTTCTCTTTTTAAAACAGAGTGCGAAGCAAAAACGATTTTATTAAATAATGCTGATTATAGCAAGGTGCCGAACAAGGAACTGTATAAGGTGAAGTAATGGCGATTGATATCGGTGGAACTTTTTTAAGTGCTGCATATAATACAGGTAATGGATGGACTTATGTATGGCCTGAGAATGTTGCTAATGCTTCTGGTGTATTAGACACCGTGAATGTATCAGTGCCGGTATCCGGTGTGCAAGGGTTAGTTGTCGGAACTGTGCCCTTAGATACAGCTCCAAATTTTACATTCAGAGATTGGGCGGACTTGGGCGACCTTGAAGACGGGGATCATGTTATTTCAGGATTAAGTATAGACGTTGTAGTTGGGGATAGCATAGGGCATTATAACCTGGGCGGTAATATCTTTTATTACTACTCAGTTTCACCGACGCCTGGATATGCACATTATTACTATTGGGCGGGCAATGGTATTGACGGTAATTCTCATGATTTTACCTATGATGGGACGTTTTATCAAATTTTTGGATATGGGGCTTCTGGAACAGAAACTCCCGTGACAACTCCTTCCGCTGGGGCTAAAAAGGCGGCAAGAATATTTCAGAGGTTCGGATGATAACAGCAAGCGAAAGAACTTTTAAGAGGATTATAGCGGGTACGGCTTAAACGGTACGGAGGCGGAGGAGAGGAGGGTTTTATGAATTTCAGAGACACGATTGGACACGCAATCGAAGCTGCCGCCAGCGGTGCGGTGGGAACAGCGAAAAGCTTAATGGCTTACGTTAAACAGCTTGTAACAAGCGTAAACGACATCCACGACACAGACCTACCTGCTATCTCAAACAAGATTGACGCAGGGTTTGCTCTGACAGGAGACGCTGTAGTTGGGAACGTCTTGGACGGAAAGTTCTTCTATAAGGACAACTACCAGGCTAAACTCGAAGGAACCATGCCAAACAACAGTTCCAATAATGTTGAAGTTACCGATGTAGACGGAACTTTAATTCCTACTGGGTTTTATGATGGGACAGGGTCGGCTGTCCTTTCAGCGGCGGAAGCGGCAAAGGTTGTTTCTGGAAACATACTGTCCGGAGTTACTCTCCTTGGCGTTGCTGGAAAGACGGAAGTTGTCGATACTACAGAAGCAGGTAGTCCTGCGGCTGAAGGCGACATCGCAAGTGGAAAGGTTGCTTTTGTAAATGGAGTAAAAATAACCGGTACTCATGTGTGAGGATGATATGACTGACCTTAATATTGGTAGTATTCTTTTAAACTGGGCTGGAACAGGGGTAGCGGTAGGGGCGACAGCTTATCTTTTCAAGAGATGGATGGATGCACGAGAAAAAGCAGAAGCAGAAATTAGAATCAACGCTAGTATCGAAATAGATAAGGTCGAAAAAAATCTCTCCAAGAAGCATGAGGACTCGACTATTGAAATTAAAAGAGAAATCGCTGGCAACCGTACTTTCTACGAGAAGACCTATTATGACTTGAAGCAGGACATAAGGCAGGTGTTTGACCTACAGAGGGTAGCTAATGGAAGGACTAGCACCCTGGAGAAAGGGCTTGCTGTTCTCGAACAGGCGCATAAAGACAGAACAGGAAAAAGAGAAAGGAGCACTGATGTTGAGTGTTGTTAAAAAACATTGCATTAAAGAGTTTTTTGAGTTATTCATATCCAATCTTATATGGATAACACCTTTAACAATTTTAACTTTAGGAGAATATTATGTCCAGAGCCTTAGCAAAAGCTACAACAAAAGTAAGAAACTTTGCTGAGAAATTAGTCTCAGAAACCAAACGACTTCTCAATATAGACATCTTTGTATTGGAAGTTGACAGACCGTTCGATGTCCAGGTAGCTTACTATGCCCAGTCGCGTGAACCTCTCGACGTTGTAAATAAACTCCGCAAGAGGGCATGGCTTGACCCTATCGATGAGAAAGAAAACAAACGGGCAGTTACCTGGACGATGAATTCAAAGCATATCACAAACCTTGCAAACGATACAGAATCTGATGATTTGTCTAGAGCTGTAGACATCGGAATTAAAGACAAGAACGGCAAGTACGTTACCGATGCAAACGCCGACACAAATAAGGACAAGAAAATCGACTTCAACCAGATAGGTTTAATCGGTAAGATGATTGACCCCACGATGATATGGGGAGGAGACTGGAAGGGTCGGAAGTGCGACCCACAACACTGGGAAGAACCAGTATAAGGAGGACATTATGAGTTTTGTATTCGGATTTATTATAGGGGTTGTCTGCGTCATAGCCTATCAGAAAAAAGACGTTATTCTCGCTAAGCTGAAAGCAACATTCAGCAAGGAATAATATTGCGTAAAGCAATTATTTTTCTTCTGGTCTTTTTGCCTATCTCAGTTGAGGAATCAAACAGAAGAGTCTCTGATTTAGACATATTGACCTACAAAATAATACAGTGCGAGAGTTCGTGCCGGCACGATGTTTACGGTGACCACGGCAAGGCTTATGGAATAGCCCAGTTCCATAAACCGACTTTCAACGAGTTCAAGAAAAAAGCCGGGAGACCGGGGCTGAACTATAAGTCCGAGGAAGACCAGATATGGCTCTTGAGATGGGCTTTAAAAACAGGAAGGGGGAACCATTGGACATGTCTGAAAAAAGTAAGTTAAGCCCTAATTGCGTTGTGGAATACATGCAGAAGCTGATAGACCGGGAAGACGTAACGTCTATGTCCAGGTTTCTCGCCCTTAATGTCGTGATGTCTACCCTTTTAGGGTGGATATTTAACAGTATATGGCTTGGCTATATGGTCTCCATCCCGGATTCGGTCTTAAACCTTAACTATTTGGTCGTTGGAGGCAGAACAATCCAGGGTGCTGCTGAAGTTATAGGCGGTTTTTTTAAACGAAAGGATGAGCAATGAAGTACGTTATCCCCGTATGTATTTTGGTAGTGATAGTCGCTCTGCTTTATTTCCTTTTCCCGGCGAGGTCTCTTGCGGAAAAGATTGTAGCAGACATGGTGAAAAAGCAGAATGAGCTGATTATCGATAATTACAATATGGCTATCGCAGACGCAAACAAGAGGATAGAGCAATTGTCTCTCGACGTAAAGGCAAGTGATAGAAAAATAAATAGTCTAAAAAATAAGATAGGAGGTCTTGAAAATGAGATTGCTAAGAACAAAAAACCCGAAGACTCTATCGAGCTTCGTAACCGTTTTTGTGCTCTCGGCATTGTTCCTGTCGGCTACGAATGTCCGCGCTGAGTTAAAGACCATTACTTTCTACGAAAAAGACGCTTCAGAGATAGTCGTCCAGCTAGAGGATAACTCTAAGAGGATTGAGATTATAAACGACCTCAAGGAGCAGAACTCAGAGCTGGAGAAGAAAATCTCAAATCTTTTACAGGTTCAAAAAATACAGGAAGAGCAGCTTGCTGTTGCAAAGGAAACGCTAAAGTCCCTCCAAGACCTCGTCTCTACTCAAAAGGACTCCTACGAACAGGTCTTAAAGGAAGCAAGACCTAGCTTCTTTGATAAACTAGGTCTTGCTGTCGGGGGAGCCGGTGTGGGAGCATTGCTGGCGCTGGTTCTGCTTATTTAGCATTCTTCCCGGCTTTAATCCCGGCGATTATCGTTTAAATCTTTCAACGGAATCCACACCCCGAGGAGATTGTTTTTGTTTATTTCCTCGATTCCGTACTTAGCGATAAGTTCTCCCTTTGTAGCAACCATCGGCACAGGGTACATGAGTTCTTTGTTCTTATTTAGAACCGTTATTTTAATTGTATTTGCTCCTTCTTCAAGTTTATGTAGAGCTACCCCGATAGCCTTGCGGCTCCACTTTATGTGAGTTATCTCTACCATATATCTCCTTTACAGACAGGCGGCGCTCCAGTGTTATTGTTCCCCAACATATAACGTTTTTCTGGAGCTTCCGCCGCCCATCCTTATATAATAATCTATCTTTCAGCCCTGGGGTCAAATCCAGTTTCTAAAAAACCTGGCGCAGTTACCGCCGCTGCCGAATCGGAACCAGTTTCTATACGTATTCCGGCGACCGGAGCCTGTGAAGCAGTTCCAGCAGACCATCCTGGTTCCGGTGGGCTACCACACGGAACAGTTTGTTGAGGCGACCACCCTCCGAAGACGATTGAGTTCTCGAAGAGTTCTTTCTCTGCCTTCTCAGGGTCGTCCAGGTAATCACAAATGAGCTTCTTCAGCTTCTTTGGCGATTCGGCTATGATGGTCTGACATCCTATCCGGATAATGAATCCGTTAGCGACTACGTTAATTTCCGCGCTTCGATACTTTTTCATTCTTTACCTCCAGTGTTTTATTGGTTACAAAAGTACAATTAAAGAACTTCGGAAAAGCATTCTTTTTGTTTAACAAGGGAATCAACCTTTTCCATGTCTTTTTTGGATAACTTTACTATGCAGTTATAGAAACCGCAGTAATCTCCGGCTTTTTTAATAACAGACAAATCAACGAGTTCCGCTTTCATTTTATTCCCTCAACTATAAAATTCTTTTCAAATTTTTTATTCTTATATTCCGGAAGGTATGTCCATTTATACCTTGAAATTTCCTTAGCTGCCTTCATCCTTTCTATCGCATTACCGAATTTCCAAAGTCGGAACGCCGTCCCCCAGTCATTAAAATGTTCATGCTTTCCCCCTTTTTAAAACATCATTAATTATGCCCTGTTTATCAAACGGTACATATATTTCGTTAAATGCCTCCAAAAAAGCACGTCCAGTATCAAATGAAGCCAGCTCGTCAAAAGAAATACTCAGCCCGTAATCTTCGGCGCATTGTGGGTTTGTAAGCCTTTTAAGTTTTTCTTCAGGAGTCATCTTCTTCACTCTTATATATTCCATACTCATTTCTCCACCTCCAGAAACTCAATCGCCTTTTTTAGACAAGCCCCAATCAAACTTGCAGCAGAGAAACACTTTCTGACTTACGATGTTTTAATGGTACGGTAAGTGGGAATGGCGGTAATGAATCTTTATTAGTTCCGTACCATTTATCTCTTGCTCTGGTATAAATATCCCATGTTGATAAACAAGCAGTGATGTAACCGGCAAGTATAAAATCTGGCGTATTACTATCGTTTTCAACGCTATATTTATTGAGTAAACTTTCTAATTCTTTTTCAAAAGTCATAATCATTCTCCTTTCTTTAATTGCTCCAAAAATTCAATCGCCTTTTTTAGAAGCAAGGGTGGATTGAGGATGTAAGTTTCGACAAACATTATTGTATCTTCACAACAATCATCTGATAATTGATAAATAAAATTTCTGAATTTATGTATTCCGCAAAACTGCTTCATCTTCTCCAAGATGTCTTTTGGGTTGGAGTAGGTGGGATTGGATTCTTTGATGTGATTGTCCATTCTTTCTTTATAGAACAAACAACCACAAGAACACTTATAACTAATCCCATCTTGGAATAACTTTGCTTCATGCCATTTCCCGTCTACCAGCTCCGTAAATATCTGCACTGTGGATTTAGTCACAATATCTTCTCCCAATTCATCAAGATTAGGAGAATACTTTTTCCCAAGTTTATCGACAATCCCATCTTTAATTGTTTTCATGGTTTTCCTCATCTTCTTCAGATTGTTATGGTTGTATATACATTGGCATACATTCTACTTTAGTGGGCGTATGGCAGGATTTGATACCTGCACGAAAGTATGGGATTCGCACCCATGACATCAACTTGCGATTGCGTTCTCCTACTGAACTAACTTTCTCCTAATGCATTTGAATAACGGTCTGTTTTTTTGTGCCAGTCCTTATATTTCTTCGGGCATAATAAGTATTTCCACTTTTATAGGCATACCATTTAAAATGATTTAATCTATTATAATCTTCCTCATCAACTATTGCGAACATTCCCTGCGTTAGCGGAATCGCCTTTACGCCTTTTATCCCAATATGCAGATTTGCATTTTGGACAGATTCTAACCTCCGATATTCGCGGACACCATTCATGATTACACCTCTTACAATAAAGCTTATTAATTTTTATCATAATCATTAGGTATTACCTATAAGTAAATTTGTCAAGATATTTTCCATCATCTTTGATTTAACGACCAACAGTACCTTCATACTTCTCTCCTTCTTTATAGTATTCGTCGCATATAAACACTTCTTCGTCATGTTCAGGACAAACAATAGGTACCATTACTTTTCCTGCAAATATCATTGTTGTAAAAGTATCAACGTGACGCATTTCGTAATGTCCCTGTTTGCAAGGATGTTCACATGAGCATAAAAGAAAGCAACCAAAAAAGATCAAAAGCTTTTTCAATTTTCCAGCTCCTCCTTCCATTCATTCGTGCTTTTATTTTACTCATGCTCGGACTCCTTTCCCCATACTTCAACAGTCTTAGAAGCAGTTAATAAGCATTTTGCCAATCCTTCTTCTCTTTTATGCAAAAATCTGCAAATCTCTTTATTGTTAATTCTTAAAGAGTATTTCTGTAATCCTTTTTCCGAAAACACATCTGATATATTAACGATTGCTATCATCCCTCTCTCCTTTGTAGGGCGTGGCAGGTAATCCCTGTTTTCTGGCATATTCACCAGAGGCTACCGCTTTGGTTGGCCATTCCTCAATTCGTACAGGTGCAACCTCGTCTCTATTACCGCCACACGCCCTTTATTTATTCTCCAGACTCAATGTCTGGTTTCATGTTT